CACAATTGGAACAACTTGGTTTAGAATAGGTTAATCAAACTCATTGACTCCTGTGTCCTGATTAGCTTACAATAGCTAACACATAGGAGTTTTCATGGATAACAAACAATATTTGGAATTGAGCGACCGTACTTGCAAGCATGTCGAAACATTGACAATGGATGCAAAGAAATATGATTTGATGCACGCCACTTTGGGCATTGCAGGCGAGTCTGGCGAGATCGTTGACGCAGTTAAGAAGAGCGTCATTTATGGCAAGGAACTTGACGTTGCCAATATGCGCGAAGAAATTGGCGACATTATGTGGTATATTGCACTCGCTTGCCGCACGTTGGATTTTGATCTGAACGAGATTTTGGACGAGAACATTGCAAAGCTGCAAAAGCGTTACCCAGACAAGTACAGTGACTTCCACGCTGGCGCACGTTTGGACAAAGTAGAAGATGCCATTGTGGCAGCAGTAGCACAGTCTACGTGGATCGAGCCCTAATGCAACTATTAGATCGCGATAAGTTGCTTGAGATTTACGCAATTTTAGTCTCTGGTCGCACTCACGAAGCGAGATTATTGTTAGCTAAATACTTGAAAATCGAAGAACATTTGACGAAATGATTAAACTTGCGGCACTCTTAATTACAGTATTTTTAGTAGGATGTAGTTCTGTGCCGCACGTTGAGTCAGTGGCTGAAGCACCAATAATCGAATACAAAGGTGGTGGGGATGGTTCAGTACCACCGCCACCAATGCCTGCGCCAGTAGCCGAGAATTGCTGTCACACCAGTAGTCAGTTGTTGTCACAAGCATTTGGTCAAACACCAGAGCCAGTGTACACCGAGGGTGAGGGAATGAGTGCCCCAACTGCAAGCAAGCCAAAAGCTCAGCACAAGGCAGCAAAGATTGCCACCGCAGTAGTTGGGACCATAATGTCAGCAGCACAAGCAGCGACTGATTCGGTAGAAACAAAGATAGAGCGTGACGCAACTGGCAGTATTGTTAAACAAGAAGAAGTGATCAAGCACGATTCGATATTAGGAACACTAACCAAAGTTGTTGGCCTGATAACAGGTATGTTCGGACTATATGTCGGAGCAAAGAACTTCAAAGAGAAATATTATGCATCCACTAGCACCAAGCCTAAAAGACGTACCGGACCAAGAGTTATATAAAAAGTATAACGACTTGCTCGCAAGGTTGAACCAAGCATGGCGTTACGGTCCTCATGGTCTTGTCCCACAAATTCAAATGATGATGGAACACTACAAGACCGAAATCTCAGAGCGTATGATCAAACAACAGCAAGACATGGCTGAACGTGCAGCCAAAGGTAAAACTAAAGATGGCAAGGGTTATACTGGAGTCATTGACATTGTCTAGCATTCCGTTTAACATTGTTAGGGAAGCGGTGGGCAAAACGCACAGGCTACAAGCAAAATGGACAATACAACAGATGCCTGAAGAACCAACTTGGTACGAGGAATACGAACTCACCGACGAGGAAAAAGAAGGATTGGGTCCCGTAGAGCAGGAGGTGTGGAAAGCTCTTAAAACATCAAAGATGCTCGACTTAGAGTCCGAGATTATGGATATGCTGTCTGCAGAAATATGTAAAGAGATGGATGCGCAAATTCTTAAGGAAATGTTACGTGGAACATAAGCTAAATGAAGATGAGCAAAAGGTGTGGGAGATTTTGTCTACTCCATATGTCCCGCCGTATGACATGAATGATCCTGCTTACATTCAAAAGTTGATTGACGAAGTTAAAGCATCATTTCTAGCAAAGCAAAATGAGATACGATAAATTCGGACAAGGTTACGCCACACAAGACGAGCTCTGTGATTTATTGTACAGAGATCCAGCACTAAAGCTGGAACAGTTTAAGGTAGAGGATTGGGACGAGTATAACTATCATGTCAAATCGACATACGCCCCCTTCCCCCTAGTACAAGAGTACCACCCACTGCCACCAGATTACGACATTGCTTCTTACGATAGAGCACAGCAAGAGAACTGGTATATGCCAGACGAATATAAAACATTGGATATAGCGGCATACGTTTTAGGACTATGCAAGACAGAAGAAGAGTTACAGAGAGTGGGACAAGAGCTACTGTTATTTTATGACCGTAACCTTGAGAACCTGCTAAGATATATGAAGTACATGGTAGATACCATGCGTAAGAACAATGTCGTGATGGGGTTAGGTCGTGGGTCAAGTACAGCAAGCTATGTGCTCTACTTGTTAGGGGTGCACAAAATCAATTCGATCTACTTCGACCTGCCAATTGAGGAATTTTTGAAGTGACAGATGTTATATACATTGATGCTGGGTATTACGACTACGATTTTAAACTGGACAAGCACTGTGCTGATGTAATCCGTATTAAAGAAGGGATTGACGGAAAAGTAACGTTTATTTGCAATTCCGCAGCAAAGTTCAGTGTTGGTGATGTATATCAAATAGCTTTTAATCACCCACAAGATGAAGGCGATATGTTATTCTTTAAACTAAAGTACCCACATTTGCAAATCATCGACCGTGAAAAAGCGGTAGCATATATTTCTAAGTCGACACATTTACAGTTAAATACACTATAGGAGATACAGATGGCTCAAGCAACACACAGATCAGCAAACGGTAAAATGATAGCAATGGAAACATTGCGTCTAGAGAATGAAAAAACAATTGCAGTGGGTAACATGAAAGTTAACGCTCGCGGTGATACATTAGGTCCGGGTGGTCGCCCAATGGCAACAAAGCAAGAAACGGTAAACGAGTATTACAACTTACATACGCCCACCATTGGTGGCAATCAGGTTGTACCTGCGCAAGCAGTATTACGCGAGCAGCAATTTGATGCACCATCTGCAGACCCATTGATTGAAGAACAAGACGCATTTGACGTAGAAGCTACACCAGCGCCAGCCCCACAAAAGCCAAATCCACACAATGTATCTGCACCAGCTGGTCAAAAGCCAGTTCGCGGTTCGTTAGCTGCAAGCGTGGCACAGAAGCCAATTGACATCAAGCAAGAGTTAATGAAGTCAGCTAAACAGCAACATAAAGCAAAAGGTCCAGCACGGTTCTAATATGAAAGTTATCACATCATTATTCGAAAAAGACGACCGTCTTTACGGTAAGTCTGAGTTTGACGGTACCGGTTTTAATATATACAATTTGCTGAACCGCCCACTCACCGAATGGGATTTCAGTCAAGTCGTAGCCGGCAAGGAATTGCTAGACAAATATCTACCTCAGAAAAAAGAATCAAATGCGTAAAGAAGAACAGTTATTTCAAACAAGTGGCAAACTGCAAGCCACTAACTCAATCAAAGGCCTCAAGCCAATTAAAGACCATGTAATAGTAACTGACATGGACTTTGGTAATCGCAAATTGTCCTCGGGCATTGTGCTACTTAACGACGATGGGAAGTCTGAAGGCATCCGTCCACGTTGGGCAAAAGTATACAAAGTAGGACCAGAGCAGCGCGATGTTAAAGAAGGTCAATGGATCTTTATTGAGCACGGTCGTTGGACACGTGGTCTAAAGGTGGAAATCGACGGGTCGGAATTTACAGTGCGCAGAGTGGACGCTGCCGCTATTATTGGAGTTCAAGATGAAGAGCCTACAGAAGATGACACCATCAGCACAGCAGTTGTTGGCGACAGCAAGAAACGATAAAAGCATAACCTTCAAAGGCATCACTTTGTTTTGCGGTGTAGAACCAAAAGAAGCAGTAGGTAAGAGCAGGGAGGTTAAAGGCAGTGAGCGTGATGAGATATTAACCTATCTCACTCTCAAAGAGGAACAATCCGTTCCCTATCAAACAAACATAATGGAGATACATCGCGTTGGCGATAAGATCTATTCCATTTCGTATTACAACGATTCTGAACCATTTGTAGAAGAACTACAGCCATTTAAAAAATGAACATTCAACCAAAAGACACATCAAAGAATCACTTCCGTGTTTCTATGGCCAAAAGCTTGCTCCGCGTTTTTGCTGGTGCAGCACTTATGTCCCAAATGTTTTACACCACAGGACTTTTAATCATTCTAGCAGAGGTGCTAGGTATTGTAGAGGAACTAGTATGAGTGGAAAAGGTTCGGCACCGCGTCCGTTTAGCGTATCACAGCACGAGTATGACACACGCTGGGATGCAATCTTCGGCAAAGACAAACACCATTGTGAGCATTGTGGCAAGACTGATTGCCCACATGCTATTGATCCTGCCAAGGAATGCTGCTATAATGTAGATACACATTCGCAACAAGGCAGCTAAATGAAACAATTATGGGTAGAAACGTATAGACCGAATACGGTAGACGGGTACGTCTTTCAAGACGACAACCAAAAGCAGCAAGTAATGTATTGGATCAAAGAAGGTTCAATTCCACATTTGCTATTGTCTGGCAGTGCTGGTACAGGTAAGACCACTTTGGCCAAGATGCTTATCAATGAATTGAAAATTGATGAGTATGACATTATGATTGCTAACGGCTCTAAAGAAGCACGTAAGGTCGAATGGGTAGACAAGCTTATTAACTTCTGCCAAACTATGCCTTTTGGTAAGTTTAAGGTTGTGCTGATTGACGAAGCAGACTACATGAACATTAACTCAGTGCAACCTGCACTCCGTAATTTGATGGAAGACTATTCTGCTAACGTTCGATTCATCCTCACTTGCAACTACCCAAACAAGATCATGCCTGCTATCCACAGCAGGTGCCAAGGCTTCCACATTGACAAGACTGACCTCACAGAGTTTACTGCTCGTGTTGCAACAGTGTTGGCAACAGAAGGAATGGACTTTGATCTGGATACATTGGATAGCTATGTTAAGGCTACATACCCAGACTTGCGTAAGTGCTTGAACTTGCTACAAGCCAACAGCACAACTGGTACGCTGGTTGCTCCTTCTTCCAGCGATGCAAGCATGAAGGACTGGAAGCTTGAGGCAGTTGACATGTTTAAACGTGGTAAAATCCGCGAAGGTCGTCAGATCATCTGTACACAAGGAAGTGTGGATGACATTGATGGTGTGTTCCGTTGGATGTACGACAATCTTGAACTGTGGTCTAAGACTGAAGCAGGGCAGGACGAAGCTATCCTTGCAATTCGCAAAGGGCTAGTAAATCACTCTATGATTGCTGATCCAGAAATCAACTTATCCGCTACGTTAGTAGAACTAACTCAAATTGAGGTATGAAAATAGGAGTGTTCGGGGATAGCTATTGTCAAGCAGTTGACTATAACTCTGCTGGATACAGTAGCTGGTTCGAACTTCTCGGTACATATGGTCACAATGTGACAAGTTATGGAGTTGGTGGTGCAAGCGTAACGTATGCTGCTCAACAGATCTTGAAGCACGGCGACGAATATGATTTTATAATATGGTGTGTCACATCTCCTAGTAGGATATCAGTACCAGTAGATGAGGGTCCGCAATTACTACCATTCACTGCACCGGACTCCTTTGATAATTGGGAATTTCCGTTTAAAAAATTTGATACTTTACAAAAGATTGCCGCAGTGCGTTCTTGGTATATGTGGCTATTTGATATGGATACTGCGATACTTACGGACACCGCGTTAACGCATTATGTGAGTAGCAAGTTCGCAAACGTAATGATTTTACCTTGCTTCTCTGATCCGTTGGGAGAAAAATTTAATTTGTATTCAGTGTGTGAAATCGAAATGTTGCACTATTTCAACAACAAGAATATCAAAAGCATTTATGAGAAATTTAACGACATTCGGCGCTGTCACTTCTCAGTAGAGAATAACAAAATTTTAGCCGAGTTAATTGCTAATAATTTACGTCCAGGAATATTTGACACAAGTTATGATAATTTCTGCCATACTCCGCAAGCACCATTAGAAACATATTTTAGGAAAAAATAATGAAACAAAAAGACATTTACCTCGTTGGCTTTTACAGCATGAAGCCACGACCAGGCGTGCGTACAACTGTTAAAGGTTGGATGAACGATCAAGCTAACCTACAGTACGACGAGAAGGTAGAGATTACTCGCGGCGTTAAAAACTCTGCAATGACTGCGAAGATTGTTCTTAACTTGTCCAAGAAGACAGTTGAGCGCAATGGCTTCAATGCTGACCGTGAGTTCAAGTCGCTATTCAAATACTTCTTTGGCGGCTACCATCAGTACATTACTGAGGTAATGAAACAACTTGACCCAGCTTATCTTACAACTGTGTTGGATGAATTGCAAGCTGAGATGGAAGCTGCACAAGCTGCACAAGCTGCGACGATCAAAGAGATCTATGCAACAGCAGTGGCTGATCCTGCACCGCTTCCGCAGGACCCAACGCCTGCGCTAATGGGATACTAAATACAGTATGAATCCCGCAATGCTCAAGTTAATGAAGGCTAAAAAGAAGCGTCCTGTTGACCCAAACGCTCCGCCTCGCCCTAATTTGATGTCTCACGACAAAGTCATTCGCGGGCAAAAAGCGACAATTGATCAACTGCAATACGAGATCATGGCGCTGAAGCAGCAAATGGAGGCAGTGGCTACTAAACTGCATTACCAAACGCAATACCTACAACAATTGCATTCACAAATCAAACGTTAATCGCAATGCGATCCAGTAGGGTCAAATTCATCAAGTAAATTTTCACACACGTAGACAGCCATTCGCTTCTGACGTGTGTTTTTACGAGTCCTTTTCCAACGTGATAGTCTGCGTGTCACAAGCCATTCTTTTGGTAACTCTACAAAGAAAAATGGCGCTATAAAAAGGTTAGCAAGTACGTCTACTATAAAGCCCACCACAAGCCACGGAAACGCCAAAACGAACCTCACTCCTACGAGTTTCTTCTTCAAATGGACGCGATAAAGGCCCATAACGAGCACGAAAAGCCCCCAAAACACCCAAAGGTAAATCATCAGCCCAAGGACAGTGTATAGCAGTGCAAAAAGTGCGGTGATCATTATATGTGTATTTATTTGACTAATAATGTGCTTTAATATACAATACGTGTATGAAAACTTTTATTACATCTGACCTGCACTTTGGGCACAAGAACATCATGTCGTTCTGCCCTAAGTCCCGTGCACGATTCCGAAACGACGTTGACTACATGAATGAAGCAATGGTGCGCGAATGGAACGAACTGATCTCCCCTGGGGACCTGGTTTACATTCTGGGCGACGTTGCATTTTGCAATGCTGCTCAAGCAACTGCTTACATGCGGCGCTGTAATGGTCGCAAGATCCTGATTGAGGGTAACCACGATAAGAAGCTGGTGCAGGACAAGGCCTTCTCCGCAGAATTTGAATCTATCCACAAGTATCTGGACATCAACTACGACGGAAACAAGATCGTCATGTTCCACTATCCAATTTTTGAATGGGACCAAGCACACCGCGGCGCTATCCACTTCTACGGACACAAGCACGGTGGTGAATGTCCTGAGATGACAAAGTACCGCGCACGTGACATGGGAATGGATGCTACTGGCGTTATTGCTATGACAATGGAAGACGCAATCAAAGACGCACTGAAAGGTGCAATTAAAGGACATCATGTTTAAGATTTTTGTTGTAACGTTTGCAACTGGCGTGGTAGTTGACACTAAGGTGCTTGAGTATAGCATCAAGGCTGATGCTGACCGTGCATACCTGTTACTCAATGATGCGTCAGGCAAATCGTTCAATGTGGTGCTGACGAAGCTGTACTAATGATTACGCATGTCGCAATTAAGTACGATGGCAAGATTTATTCTCTGCCATCCCCTAATCGTCACCATCACGTTATCCGTATGATTGCGAAAGAGAATGGTGTTGGTATTAAGGGACCTGATGTGCAAGGATTCTTGGACAATGAAGGCAACTTCCTAAACCGTCGGGAAGCATACATTCACGCAAAGGAATGTGTTCAGGTTATACGCAAAGTAGGACCTGGCATGTATGATGGCAATTCACTTTTTTCTGAGGACTTGTGGTAATGGCTGAAATCGAAACTGGAATTACAATTAACGTTTACGCTGACCCTGAATATGGGTATGCTGTGAACGTTGCGGAAGACGAACTGTCTATTGCTTATACTGACAGTAAAGGCAACGTGGACGGAACTGCAATCACATTTGGCTCAAAGGCTGAAATGGAAGCAGTGGCGCTGGCCATGCTCAAGGCCTGCAAAATCTAATTTGCAGTTTTATTCACCTTAATATACAATGCATGTATCGTTAACTAACCCTAAGGAAATTTTATGAACGAGATGGAAATTAAAAAAGAGCAACTTGCCAAGATGGTCAAATATGGCCTGATTGGATTGTTCTGTGCGGTCGCGGCACCTGTAGCGTGGCTCGCAGTGACTGGTATTGCAGGAATGCTTGCTGCACTTGGTGTCGCGGCAGTTGGCTACAATCTCGCACCCGTGGTTGCGCTGAAGCTTGCCAATTACAAGTACCGTGCATTGGACGCTGAGCGAGTTGAGCACCTTGAAAAAGTGCAAGCTGCCGCAGCAGAGAATCCAATTGAAACGATCCAGCTATCGTATAACGGGCGTGTGCAGGATGCTGCAAAGTTTGCAGACTCCATTACAGAGTTCCGAACTGAGATTAAGAACTACGAAGGCACAGTGAAGGAATTCGAAGCAGAATACCCTGACGACGCCAAAGCGGGACGCGAACAACTTGCATTTATGCGAGAAAATTTGAAGGAACGCGAAAACCGTTACCAAGCGGTACAAGCTGAACTGGCAAATCTTGCTGCAACAATCAAGAAAATGCGAGCTCTCTGGAAGCTGGCTTTGGCTACGCAACGGATGAACAAGCTTGCTGGAATGAACACTGGCGACGAGTTTGCTCGTATTAAAAACGAAGCTGCCGTGGATAGCGTTATGTCCAACCTCAACAAAGCGTTTGCCCAAATGGAAACTGCTACAATGGTGAATCGCAAGCCAGCAGCGCAGCAAGCGATTGCGAATGATCCCTCCCCTGTCCTAATTGTGGACGCAACTGTAACCCAGAAAGTGAGTGCTTAATATGGTAAAAGTAATTGGTTCCGTAGTATTTTTGATTGTGATGTTGCTGGGCGGCTACTTTGCTGACGCGAAGTTCAAGGCGCAAATTGACGGCATGTTGGGCAAGGGCAACGCTACCGCAACTGAAGCAGTAAGCAAGGCAGTGCCTGATCGAGTTGAAGCAAAGGCGGGTGGACGACTTGCTACAATTCAGGAAAGTGGCGTGGTAACGGCAAGTGTGCAAAATCCGTCCAAGCCGTTCTATAGCAACGATGGCGGACGAGCAAAAGGCTTTAACGTTGACTTCATGAAGATCTTGTTTGATCAGAGTGAGTTTAAGGGCAAGATCAAAGTTGAAGCAAGCGCAGTTGAGACATATGCTGATGTGCCCAAGCAATTGCTGGATAACAAGAAAGTGGATATCGCGATTGACGGCCTGACGTTTAACGACGAAGACTTGAATGGCGTTGTGTACACTATCCCTTACGTGAAGGACTTTGGCTACAGTTTGATTATGGCCAAGGGTGACTCTCCTGGCGCTGGTATGCGAATTGGTGTGCTGCAAGGCGACCCTGATGCAAAGGCTGCGGCTGAGAGTGCTTTCCCTGACGCTAAGATCATCGAAGTAAGCGACAAAGCTGATGCAAATGGTAAGTGGATCGTGGGCCATATTAAGTCCAAGAAGGTTGATGCAGTGATGTATGACTATCCGTTCGCCGTAGCAGAAGTCGAAGGAACTGACCTCCAGTTCGCAATCGCTAAGATCAAGGGTACTGACATTAAGTACAGCATTGGTGTGCGCAAGGATGACAAGGATTTGCTGGCTGCGTTGAACAGCGCAATTCGCAAGGCAATGGACACGCCAGAGTATCCTGACATGCTGAAGACGTACTTCATGAGCACAAGTGTTGCCGCAGTGCGCCGCGCAAGCTCTGGTGAAGTTAGCTACATCGTTGTCAAGGGCGATACGTTGAGCACTATTGCACAAGCGCAACTTGGCGACATCAAGCGTTACACTGACATCCAGGCACGTAATAACTTGGCTAACCCCAACTTTATTGCAGTGGGCCAGAAGCTGGTTATGCCTGCTAAGTAAGCTGGTTTAACGCAGAGAAAGGGCTGAAATATGCCCTTTCGTCACGATTTGACGATTAAATCCACTTAATGTACAATAGTGGCTTAGTAAGTAAACAAGGCGATAGAGATGAACAAAGCACTGTACTACATTAACCTGCCACTCCTGCCTGCGTTCTTTGCAGTATCGTTTGCGCTGAACATGTATAAACTCACAAAGCAAGCTTTCCGCTGGTCAGTAAGCGAGACAAAAGACACTTATCGTTCCAATCGCCGCCACTACAATGTCTGATTTGACCATTTAATGGTTTTATTGTACAATAGTGGCTTAGTAAGTAAACAAGGCGATAGAGATGCAAATTTTTAAAAACACAGTTATCCAGTCCACTTTGCGTTTCGCTAAGGACTTCACTGTTGTCCAGATTCTGGGTTGCGGCTTTGTTGTCATCCATTCTGCCTTTGCGTTGAATGCTGCTAAAGAGACAGGACACAAGGTGCGCACTATCTGTGGCAAGAGCTTTGGTCTCTCCCTGTTCACCCGCGCCGTTTGACACTTTAATAGGTTTAATGTAGAATACTTACATGATGCAAAAGCGACTAAAACAATTTGTTCAAGACAATCCTAAGCTGGTTACCATGCGCGAGTGTGGCGACGGCATTTTTGTCTTGAAGTACAAGAAGACTGTCTTCTTTGACAATCTGTGGAACGAGTATTTGGAAGAATGCCGTGGCACGATTGTGGATGCTGACTTCAATGTCGTGTCCCGTCCCTTCACCAAAATCTACAATTACGGAGTGGAAGCTAAGGCTCCTGTTCTGTCTGACGACACCCCTGTTACTGCTTACCGCAAGGTAAACGGTTTTATGGTAGCAATGACTTGGTACAAGGGTGACATCCTTGTGTCCACTACTGGCTCCACTGACAACGACTACACTGCTATGGCAAAAGAGTTGATGTTGAAGCACCAGTGCTGGGAAGATTGGCAATTTGAGTTGCGGGCTGCTGAAGGCGTGACTCTGATGTTTGAATGCTGCCACAAAAACGATCCGCACATTGTTGTGGAAAACGAAGGTCTGTACTTTTTGGGACTGCGCGAAAACTCGTGGGATTCCAAAGTAAAGATGTTTGGTCCTGAGATGACTGAGTGGGCACGTGATTACGCTCTGTCGCATTTGAAGTGTGGATATTCCGAAGCTTTCCATGTAACAATGGGTGAGCTGAAGGAAATGTCTGCTAAAGTGCAACATGAAGGCTTCGTGCTTTATACTAAGGATGGCGTATCTTCCAAGATCAAGTCTCCTTACTACCTAACATCAAAGTGGGTAGCACGTAACCCTCGCACTGACAAGTTGGTTAACCCTGACTTCAAGAAGCAAATCGACGAGGAATATTACCCACTCGTGGATGCAATCAACGCCAACATCGTTGAATATACTGCAATGGACGAGCAAGGTCGCCTTGCTTGGGTACGTAAATTTTTGGGAGTAGTGTAATGCCAACTTTATACATGCTTATTGGTGTTCCTGGTTCAGGCAAGTCTACCTGGATCAAAGCGCAAAACTTTGATATGTCTAAGACATTGATCGCGTCCACTGACGACCAAATCGAGCGACTTGCAGCCGCAGCAGGCAAGACTTACAGCGAGGTGATTAATGACCTCATTAAGCCTGCCACTAAGGTTATGAATCAACAGGTCCTTGAAGCCATTCAAGTGGGTGCAGATGTTGTGTGGGATCAAACCAACATAAGCGTTAAAAGTCGTGCACCCAAGCTGGCAGTGTTTCCAAAAGAATACAAAAAGGTAGCAGTAGTATTTCCTACGCCAGGCGCAGTTGAACTGGGCCGTCGTCTCGCAAGCCGTGCAGGGAAGAACATTCCCGACTATGTTATGCGCAGCATGATTGCTAACTTGCAACCTCCTTCCGCAAGGGAAGGCTTTGACAAGATTATAACGGCATGACAAACCCGGTTGACATTATTGGGCGTGAACTCAACATAGGCGACTTTGTTGTGTTTACGAACAGCGTATATGAAGTAAAGGGATTGGGCAAGGCCAACCCAAGCTATCACGGTTATGGCACTGTGCAAATTATGTTGGCAAACCCGTCCAAGACTACACGACCGCAAAAGAAAAACAGCGGGGATATGTGCCTTATTCCCAAAGAAGAATACTTGATTTACTTACTGAAAAAGAAATAACATGACAAAAACAGTTTATATTGTATTGGCAATCTTAGTAGTGGTTGCTGGTGTAAAGCTTTCCGACAACAAGGAAAAAGCCAATGAGCAACTGGCGCAATGTATTGCATCCGGCGGCACCGCATTGCGCGGTAGTACGTGCGTAAATTTTTCAACTCAACCCAAGTAACAAATATGGAACAAGTATCAGGATTTATGGTTTTTTGGACGCATCAGCCACACGGCGCTGATTGTATGCAACCAAGCGCAAGCCATTTTGAAATGAACGAAATGAGCGCAGCACTTGCGTTCATGGAATCACTGCGCAAGGAAGGCCTCGCCCAGTTTGTGACGATGGTTTCCCAAAATTCCAACTCAGTTGGTAAGGCTGGTGTCGCTTCCATTGTTGACGGCAAGACTCCTGACGGATTTGCCTATGAATGGTCTAAGGCTGGTCGCGCAGGCAAGATGAAGCGTTCTGAGCGTACAGTGTCTGCACTGCAAGGCACTGATGCTGTGGAAGTGAAACAGGACGACGAATAATGTACGGCAATCCTTACATTGCCATTGCCATTGTAGTGGTACTTTTTGTGCCATGCCTTGTGGTGGCAATGTTGTGGCTTGCAAAAATGACGAATCACAATGCATTGGATAAAGAATGACTTGCACCCACACAAGAGAACACAGCCGCTGGGTCACAAAAGTAGACGACTGGTACGGACACGATACAAGCGAGTGGGAATACACGACAGAAAACACCACTGTTGACATTGACTTGCATAGATATAAATGTACGCAATGTAATCAAATAATGTATTACTCTGGTGCGGCAAGAGAATACTACGAAACTGGTGTGGACCGCAAGGGACTATTTAAATGATTAATGAGCAAGACCTCGTCTACCGTCTGCGCAAACGTGCAGAGATACGCCGACAGATTCCCGGGCGGCGAAGTGTGGAAGAAGGCACTCCTGACCGCATTGCGGATATTCTGGAAGAAGCGGCAAACGAAATTGAAAAGTTGCGTAACGACATTGAACATTGTTGGCAAGACGCCGCAGGAGCAAGTTTATGAAAGAATCTAAGAATATGCTTTATCGGGGGCATATAGACTTGGCTATGAAGTTGGTTTTACATTGCGAGCAATCGCAGCGTTTGTCGACTTCATGATGTTTCCGTTTCCTCGGTAATCAACTTTAAGGGATATTATGGCAACCGCAGTACAAATGACAAACCAGAAGACTGGTATTGTTAAGCAGGGATTTTTTGGATTTAGCTGGACTTACTTATTCTTCGGATGGTTCGTTCCATTGCTCCGTGGCCATTATGCCATGGCTGGCATTCACTTTATGATCGCAATTGTGTCAGCGTTTACGTTTGGCATTCCACAGTTGATCCTGGCATTTATGTTTAACAAGTTTTACACATTGCGCCTGCTTGAAGACGGATACACTTTCAGTGATCCAGACGAAGCACTGGTACAACGTGCAAAGCGTACTTTGGGTCTTGTTCTTTAACAGGTAATTATCATGCGCAAACTATTGATTGCTCTCCTGGCGTTTTCTGCTATCACTGCAACTGCACAAGTGGTTGATCAACGTGGTACTTACAACTACATTCCAAACGCGGGCGACCGTGTACCAGACGGCGCAAGCGGTCCAGGGATTGTTTACACTCAACGCACAACAGGCACGATCATTTCAGTAGGCATGCCCGTGTACAAGAACGTGGTCAATGGACAGCAATGTGAAGGGCAACCTGTCCAGTGCACTCCCACGTTTGAACAACGCCTGGTTGGCTATCCGTTTACAGTGCAGTACAACCACTTGCAGATGCTGGGCTTTATGACTCGTCGTCCACAGATTGGCGAAACCGCGGAAGTCATTATCCGCAGCACGTTCTACGCCGCACAGTGATTTGACAGTGAATGCACTTTAATGTACAATGTATTATGACAGAGCAAAAAACATTTTACATTAACGATCACCCTTTCCTGAAGTGGACTTGCGAAAGCGTGGAAGTCGTGCTAACCGGACTGCGCGGTTTCGTGCAGGACGGTCATTGGCACATGGACTACATCGAAGCAGAAAAAGTGGTCAACGTATGTATCGGACGGATGGGCTCGGTTGATTGGGATCACCCCATCAACGTGATGAAAGTAAAGACACTGAGGCGCGAATGATCCGAAGTTTGACAAGAAAACAGGTTGACGCCGTTCATGCTCTTATGCTAGAGTATGATGACGCTAGAGAAGTAACCTTTAGTACCGAAAGCAACAGCGGAATTGGCACTAACATTTACGCAACCATAAAGTATCTTGGCTATCGTGAAGTTACAATTGACATAACAGACTACGAGAATTGGTAATGCCATTTATTGAGAACATAGCAGCAAGTGATGTGCCTCGTGGGTTACACCGTGACCCAGGGCCAAATTCTATGCTGATCCAAATTACAGATCCAGGTGGATGGAAGCCTGATCCAAAGCACGTATTCAAGGAGCGTCACTTTTTTGAGTTCCTTGACGTTGAGAAGGACACTGAGGTGGACGACGAAGAAATGCGTTGCTCACAGGAACAGGCGTCTCAACTTGCTGCTTTGTTAAAGAAGGCTCTCGCTGAAGACATGAACGTTATTGTGCACTGCTATGCCGGCGTAGCACGTTCTGGTGCAGTAGCAGAGGTAGGTGTGATGATGGGGTTCGACGATACCTATACATACCGTGCACCTAACTTGCATGTCAAGCACAGGATGCTGCATTACTTAGGTATGCAGTATGATCCAGACGAGGTGCTGGACGAGGAATTTTGCTGGAAACATACTAAAATAGGATGGGAACGATGAAACTTAAACGAGATACCAAAGACGCATTGAAGCTGGGTGGCATAGTAATTGCCGTGGTTGCATTTTTTGCAATTGGCATTTACTACGAGATGGCCGTGTGGCAGGAATGCCGCCAAACCAACTCTTGGTTTTATTGCATGAGGGTACTAAGCAAATGAAGCGCAAATTTAAAAATCTAATCCTTACTGACGCGGATGGCGTGCTACTAGATTGGGAGTGGGCCTTCTCAGTATGGATGCAGGAAAAAGGTTATAAGCTGGCAGAGGGCCATAAAAAAACATACGCACTGCATCACTGGTTTACTGACCTTGAATTACCTGACGCACGGAAGCTGATTATCCAATTCAATGAATCCGCAGCGATTGGCTTTTTGCCTGCGTTCCGTGACAGTATGTTCTACGTTAAGCGGTTGTATGAGGAACACGGATTTAGATTCCACGTAATCACAAGCCTTAGCCTGGATGCCAATGCGGGCAGATTGCGTGAGATGAATCTACATAAACTGTTTGGTGACGCGATTGAAACTGTTACATGCCTTGACACCGGTGCTGACAAAGATGAAGCACTAGAACCCTTCAAGGGGAGTGGGTTGTATTGGATTGAAGATAAGCCAAGCAATGCTGACCTGGGTCTTGAACTTGGGCTAAAGAGTTTGCTTGTTGAACACGGGCACAACATGGGACACGACAATCCTCACTTGCCAGTTGTCAAAAGCTGGAAAGAAATTTACGACATAATTACCAAGAAGTAATTTATTGAACTCATGACAAAGCGGGCTCGGGCCCGCTTTTCATTGTGTTATTGCAATGTAATCAAATATTAATTCTCCCCGTAAAGTCTTAATACTTCACGCATTGCGACACTACGTTGTGCGTCTTTTGCAGCAAACTTCGTGTAGCCGAAGATGTCTGAACCATCCGCTACGATCTTGTCAATGAAATCCAACAGTCCATTGTCGCGGGCAAACTGATTATCCGTTTGGTTCAGGTCACCTGTTACAACCATCTTCGAGTTCTCACCGAGGCGTGTTAAAATCATCTTCATCTGATTAATGGAAGAATTTTGGGCTTCATCAAAGATGATCCAAGCATTCTTAAAGGTACGTCCTCTCATAAAAGCTAGGGGAGCGAGCTCAATTTGTTGTTCTTCTAGCATTTTAGTGACCTCGATTGGTCTGTAGTATTCCAAGACATAATCCATAATTGGCTTAGTCCATGGCTCCATTTTCGCATTCAAGTCTCCTGGTAGGAAACCATGCTTCTCATCGTCTACGCCGACGGCTGGTCGTGTAATGATGATCTTCTTGCAAGTGCCGTCTCTGAATGCTTGTAGAGCTGCGAGCACTGCAATCATAGTCTTACCTGTACCTGCTGGGCCTGTGGCAAAGACTACGTGTTTGTCTGGGTTTTGTAAATCGTCAATGTAATCCTCTTGTGCGCGAGATTTAGGAGTAAGGTTAATCGGGCGTTGGCGTTGAGGTCTATAGTTATCAATATCTATCGTATTATTCGCGTTTGTTTGTGTTGCGTTGTGGCGGTTGTATGTGTTGCTACGGGATTGAGTTTGGAACTCAGGTTGGGCTAGAGCCCTATTCTTACGCTTGGACAAATGTAACTCCTTAGTTGTTATAACTTTGTGCATTTCGATTACAAGCTCAGTTTGTTTGCTTGTACTATTATTTAAAGATAGGGTTAACATAGTTTAAACATAGTACATAACTTTGTCGTCGCAGCATAAGTATTAAGCTAAGTGCGACGTGTTAGCGTTTCCATTCAGCGTAGATTCTATTGTTTGTGTCCCATACACATTCTACTAACTTAAACCCAAACTTGTCAGATAATCGCACATGCTCTTCCACAGTCCAAGGATAGAAGTTGATGTCTTGACATTCAACGTTTAGGTGATCCTTGCTACCTGGGTTGCAGCGCCAATAGATTCTAGCTTTGTCGGTTAACAGTGATACTACTTTAGTAGTTTGTCTTTCAACATCCTCTACTGTGCCAAAATTGATAGAGCCTAAGCAAAATGCAACATCAAACTTCTTGTTCGTTTGGAGGTCGTCGATTCCTACTTTCATATCAGCTTGGTCAAATGCAGGGTCAATGCCAAATAGATTTGGTATCAAACCTTTGAACGGATTTGCTCCGCAGCCAACGTCAATTACGGACTCACCGTAGTTAACTTTTTTAACCAGCGCGAGGCCAGATTTTTCGTATTGCGCTAGTGAGCCGTTTTTACGGTACCAGATGGTACCAAAGTAATGGTTGAGATATTCTTGATTTACAGTCATGATTTAGTGTATAATGTAATTAACTATGTATTTATTTCTATGGACATCTACTTAAACTATCTTCCCTACGTGCTTGCTGGTACGTTGTACGGATTCATATTCGGGCTCATTCCTGTAGCAGGTGCACTAACTGGGCTAATCACCATTTACGGATTCATTGACGTATTTCATAACTCACCCTACGGATTGGTTGTGTTTACCACCGCCCTAGTTGTCAGTTGTAGCATAGGTGACTTATTCTCGTCTATCGTTATGAACATTCCCGGTGCTGCGGGCAGTGCAGCAACAATGGTAGATGGGTTTCCAATGTCTAAGAAAGGACAAGCGGCAAGGGCACTTAGCGCAGGTATCTTCTCTAGCGTGGGGCAAGGTGCAATCTGGGGCATACTCGTTTTTGCTTTCCTTCCGTACTATGCGCCTGTGGTGTTAAGTTTTGGTATACCAGAAATGCTGTGCTTCCTAATACTTGCAATGACTTGCGTTACCTTTATCAACAGTCATTATTGGGTGCGTGGACTTATTGCATTGGCCGCAGGCATCTTTGTTGGGCTAATTGGTATGGACCCAAACACAGGTGCAGCACGATTTACGGGTGGCTGGTACTACTTACAAGATGGTGTTCAGATTGTCCCTATTTTGGCAGGCTTCCTGGCTATACCAGAATTGCTAGAAGCACTGTACTTTCAAGTCAAACACATCCCACCACCAAAGGATACATGGGAACAGATTAAGCAAGGTATGCGTGATGCGTGGCGTTACAGAAATGACAGTGCAAGGGCAGGATTGATTGGTGGTGTGATTGGTTTACTGCCTGGCATTGGTGGTAGCATTGTGGATTGGCTAGCGTATGGGCAAACATGTGCACTAGCGAAGAACGACAAGATTCCGTTTGGCGAAGGTAATGTGCGTGGTGTAGTGGGAGCAGAGGGTGCGGGTATGGCACAGAAGGCAACTGCTTATGTCCCCACAGTTTTGTTTGGTGTCCCAGCAGCGCCGTTTGAAGTTATCATCATGTCACTGTTCATGATGGTAGGGTTGGAAATGGGATCAGTGCAGTTACTCACTGATAGGACGTTCTTTAATGCGCTAAGTTATGGTTACATGGTAAGCCTTGTACTTACATTCTTCATATCTATCGTGTTCATTAAGTATGCGTCAGGCATAACAAAAGTGCCCATGAAGTATTATTTCATCCCTATCCTGGGCGTAATTGTGTGGTCGTCCGTGCAGTACACAGGTGGGTGGGAAGACTATGTCATCCTTGCAATTTGCTCTGCCCTGGGTATGTTATTCAAGCACTTTAAATTTAGCCGTGCATGTCTTATCGTGGGTGTTGTATTGGCAGGTAGATTGGAAAAGACATCAATTCAGTTTAATACACTGTACACCTGGCAAGAAGTTATTACTCGTCCTATTGCAATGGGCTTGCTTGCATTTACTTTGGTTGCCATAGTCTATGGGATATTTTTCAGTAAGTCTAAGATAAGCTACACATAAATACTTGGCTTGCACAGTAAGTACACTCAACACCAAGGTTGCGAGAGTACAGTTATTAACCAAGCTGACACTTCAAAAGGAAAAATCATGTCATTATTTAAACGTGCCATTCTGGCACTCGCGGTCTTTACGGCTGCACTTTCTGCTCACGCGGATTATCGTTTCATCGTACCACAAGAACCCGGAAACGGAACAGACATTTGGGCACGTATCATTGCTAGAGAAATGGAAAAGAAGCTAGGTGAGAAAATCATCGTAGACAACATTCCAGGCGCTAACGATGTACCGGGCTTTAACAAGTTCCACAATACACTGCGCAAAGATCCAAAGACAGTTATGGTCGCACACGGTGGCAACGCTGAATCGTTCTTGTACCAAAACGTAGATTACAACTATGCAGAGTACGACCCAATTGGTCTGCAAAACTTAACTATTATGGTTGGTCGTCGTAACGACTCTGATCCATTCAAAGATGTAGTAAAGTTTCCTAATGCGTCAGGAACCAATCCTGACATCATTGCAATGACGTTGCTTGTATGTGGACCAGGCAAGACAATGAAAGAGTATGCTGCTTGCTTCCACGAACATTTCAAATATGTTAAAGGCATGACAGGCAATGAGCGTAAACTGTCTTACATGCGCGGTGAAGTTAACGCTATCCGCGAAACTCCATCTGCGTACTTAAAGAACATTCGGCCACAGCCTGCCAACATTGATTGGTTTAGTGCAGGTGTCCTTGATCTGAAGACTGGAAAGGTTGTAGCAGATGTTAATTTTCCAGGAGTAGACTTCCAATCAGTTTACAAAAAGAAGTGGGGCGTTGCTCCTTCTGGTGACTTATACGATGCATGGTCGTTAATTAAGAACTATCGTGACGTATTGCAAAAGGCGCTGTACGTTGACAAAGGCAATCCTAACAAGGAAGTATTGCGCAAGGCATTGCGTGATACATTAGCTGATCCAGTGTCGCTTGCTATCATCGAAAAAGAAACTGGCAAGTACGAATGGTTCATTGGCGACGATGTGGCTAAGGCACACAAAGCACTTGAAGCATTGACTACCCGTAAGGCACTAAAGGATCTAGTATGGTGGGTTTCCACTGTGCTTAACCAAGAAGCTATCTACAAAGACAACATCGCTAAAGTAGCGCACTAACATGCCCGCCTACAAATATATTTTCATTGTAGGTGCTCCTGGTAGCAAGTGGAGTGGGGTCAGTAAAAATATTTACTATTCAAAGGATATTGATCGCAGCGATTACAGCGAGGAGCGAGAATATTGGCGTAACGGGCAACTCATGCACTCAGGCGCATATTTTGACCCGGGTATGGAGTTTGGCGAGTTTTTTGATGTGCTTCACATGCACACAAAAGAAGAATGCGAAGCAGAGTTTGATCGTCCGTTCTCAGGAGAGGGTGTTCGCATCATTAAGTCGCATTGCTTTGCTAATCACATTGACTTTATCAAGGAAACATGGCCTGAGTGCCCTGTTGTGCTAGTGTACAGGGATGATGATCAATGTTTGGGCTGGTGGGTGAAGAGTGGGCATTTTGATATTACCTATCCGCTATATAATAAATATTATGTGAACCTGCATGAAATGGGCGTGATTATTTCGCAACAAAACGCAGGCATCCTTGAGGCTGAGCGCAAGTATTTTAAGTTTGAGTTTATGGATCTTCGTAATAATCTTCAACTATGCGATGCGTTGGACATCGCTACCCCACCAGTTGAGTACATGCAGCAATACTCGGAATCAGATGTAAAGGTATATGTAATATGACAACAAAAAGAATGCATTCCACTTGACCCCATAGTCCAAGCTAAATAACATATAACTGAATTAAAACTATGGCACAGGACATTACAGACGTAATCAACAACGTAAAAACGCTAACTATGACGGATAGCGCCATCAATACCATGATGGACTTTGAACGTGTGATTGATGAATTAGATTTATACGCATTTGCTAACTGGAAAAAGGGCGAACTAGTAGAAGGTCCCATTTACGAAAAGTATTTCGTAACATGCACATTTATGTGGCCTTACAAGTTTATGCCCGATCCACGTGCAGCAGAGCGTTTAACTGACTATGGCTGCGAAGTAGGTTACAAGCGTGACCACTTAGAATATCCTGTTAAGATTAAGCAATCAACAGATTTTAAGCCTGGCACTAAGTTTCCCAAATCAGCTAAGGCACCTGTTTGGTTAGTAAAGATTGTTATGCCTAAGACGTTAATGCAAGAGATTCACCAAGGTTCTATGGAACTTGAAGCTGGCGACGTTGACATGGAAGACATTGAACAAGCATACGAAACTGGACAGGACGACAAACAATATAAGACCGGCACTGCCGCACCAGTAGGTGGGCAACCGGCACCAGGCGGCGCTCCGGGCGCACCTGCACCAGGTGGAGCACCAAATGCACAGCAAGCTTAATGAAGGTTTAGAGCAAAACGACTTGAAGCGCCTTGTGCACTCCGAGTTGCACATTGACGAGTTTAAGAGCAAGCTAGGTCGTGACGAAGATGTTATTGTCACAAGCTTCAAGCTAAAGGGTAAAGAACCAGCTAAAGACTTGATGAGCTTCTGCGAAAAGGGCTATACTTGGGTATTAGACGCTGATGTTTCCTCTGGTGAAATGGACGATGGTGACTATGTTGTGTTCGTTGAATGCGAGCGTAACGAGCAGTACCCAGAGAATCTAATGCAATTGATGTTTGACTTGATGAACTTGACTGAGCAAAAGATTGAAGACTGGCGCTTTCGCTACCACAAGTCCCACGAAGATCACGAAGTTGATACAGACGTACTTCGCGAGATTGTTCCGTTAAGCACTAGCGCATACGAGAAGAAGTTCGGTCATACAGAGATAGACAAACTCAAAGCATCAGCTGGTGTTAAAGTAACAACCAAGGCTCCAGTCAACGCTCATACTGAATCCCTTCGTCGTGCAGCGGGCTTAATTTAACCGAAAATCCATAAATACGGTATCAAGGAGATATCGTATGGATTTCACAAAAGAGCAATTAGAGCAAATTATCGTTGGTAACGATCACGTAGACGAGTGGTACACCGCGTTGCAAACGGTAATCGAGAAGTACGAGTTAAACACTCCTAATCGTTTAGCAGGATTCCTTGCGCAATGTGCACACGAATCCAATGGATTCAAAGTAATCCGCGAGAACCTAAATTACAAGTGGGAATCGCTACGCCGTGTGTTCCCTAAGTATTTCCCAACAGACGACTTAGCAAAGCTATACGCACACAATCAAGAGAAAATTGCTAATCGCGTATATGGCGGGCGTATGGGCAACGGACCAGAAACAACAGGTGACGGTTGGAAGTACTCTGGTCGCGGATTAATCCAACTTACAGGTCACGACAATTACAAAAATTTTGCTGACAGCATTGGCATGACGCTGGACGAAGTAGTAGCACATTTAGGTACATTTGAAGGTGCTGCTGACTCTGCAGGTTGGTTCTGGAACTCACGCAATTTAAATGATTGCGCTGATGCGGATGACATTCTCACAATGACTAAGAAGATCAATGGCGGCACAATTGGATTAGAAGAGCGTACTAAAAATTACGAACACGCCAAGGAAGTATTAACTCCTAAGGAAGAACAAAATGCTGTGGATTCTTAATTTTTTCCCTGACTGGTTCTTTCACTTAATCCTATTAAGTGGCATTGGCATACTAATGTTTGCCTCTGTGGTGACAAAATTTCCAGGGCTGACGCAATACGGCTTAGAGTTCAAGATTGTCGCTCTCGTGCTTATTGTTGCTGGTCTGTTATTTGAAGGTGCATTGTCACTAGAGAAAGACTATAAAGTACAGCAAGCACAGCTACAGCACGAGCTAGACTTGGCTAACGCTAAGAGTGCACAGATTGTAACTAAGGTCGTGGACCAAGTTGTCTACCGTGACCGCATTATCGAAAAGCAAGGTACTAACACTGTCACATACATTGACAAGTGGCACGACGCTATTGATAAGGGTTGTGTGTTAAGCAAAGAAGCAATAGACGGGATCAATAAGAACGCCGTTGCACCATTAATAGAGGTTCCAAAATGAACCTCAAACTAATCTGCATCACAGGCGTCATACTATTAAGTGGATGCGCATCTACTATTAAAGCTCAAAAATTTCCGGATAGTGATACACTTTTGACTACACCGTGTCCTGTATTGGATTTAGTTCCAGCAGACACCACCAAGTTAAGCGACTTGGAAAAAGTAGTAGGTGGTAACTATACGAAGTATCATCAATGCGCCAATCAAGTAAATGGGTGGATACTATGGTACAACGAGCAAAAGAAAAATTACGAATCAGTAGGGAAGAAATGAACGAACGCAAAGCAGAACATTGGATGCAATCCACATGGCGCCCACTTATGGCGCTCCAATACATGATTACTTGTCTGTGTGACTTTGTAATCTTCCCAATCCTATGGAGCCTATTACAGGCGTACCAACACGGTGCAGTAACAGATCAGTGGGACCCAATTACATTGTCTAATGGCGGTATGTACCACATGGCAATGGGTGCTATTATTGGTATCTCTGCTTGGGGACGCACTAAGGAAAAGGTAGATGGCGTGAGCACGTTGCCAGCGCCAGTAGCACCAAAAGCAGTGCCAGCAGCAGATCAACCTGCATTATAATTTTGGTAACAGTGTAGTTGACTAGTAAATACTAGTCTGCTATACTCGTTACATACATGGATAATCACTACTCTACACTAGGCGTAGCCGAAACGGCTACAGAAGACGAAATCAAAAAAGCTTACCGAAAGCTTGCGTCTAAGCACCATCCTGATAAAGGTGGCGACACCGAACAGTTCAAAACTATACAGACTGCGTACGACACGATTGGCAATGCTAACAAGCGGGCCGAATATGACGATGTGCGTAAGAATCCTGGTCGCCATGGTGGCTTTAGGTTCAGCACAAGCGATATGGACAGTGGTGGGCCGTTCCCACCAGGAATGGAAGACATTCTGCGTGGATTTGGTTTCGGTGGCGGATTCCGTGCACAGCAGCAACGTCGTAACAAAGATGTCCAGATCCGTTTATCAATTGATTTGGCAGATACCTTACAGAAGCAAACTCGTATTGTAAAGTTCAACACTACAAACGGCGAAGAACAAACCGTAACAGTGGACATACCAAAAGGTGTACACTCTGGCAGCACAGTAAAGTACACAGGACTAGGCGATAACTTCTTTGCCACATTGCCGCGTGGTGACTTGTATGTTCATTTAACTGTAAATCCGCACCCATTGTTCCAGATTTTCGGACACGATTTGCTTGCGCCTATTGACATTGATGCAATAGATGCTATACTGGGAACTAAGCAAGTTTTTAAAGTGCTGGATGGCACTGAATTCGAATTAACCATTCCACCAGGAATACAAGGAGGTACAAAATTCAAAATTGCAAATCAAGGGCTGTGCTATCACCAGCAAGAACATCGTGGCCATTTATATTTGGTTGCTACTATTAAAGTACCAACATTGTCAGAAGCCCAACTAGAAATCATCAAGCAAGTTAAACAACTCAACATAACCTAATATGTCACTACAAACTAATCCAGAGATTGATCACATTGTTTCCGAAGCCGTTAATATCGCTAAGGAACACAAACACGAGTACGTAACAGTAGAGCACTTGATGTTCGCTATGTGCAAGTACAAACCATTCCACAAGTTGCTTGACAATTTCGGCGTAGATGCTGCTGGCATGGTAGCAGAGTTGGACATGTACATTATGGGACTAAGTGATATCACTAAGCCTAATGTAAACGAACCAAAGCGTACACATACGCTGGAGCGTGTGTTTAACCGTGCGTTTACGCAGGTGTTATTCTCTGGACGTACACACATTCAGATTATTGACTTGTTCCTGTCTATTCACGCAGAAGCAAACAGCTATGCACATTACTTCATGGTAAAATACGGCCTGGATCGTCAACGCTTCATCGACTTCTACAGTAAGAACTACGCAGAAGAAAAGCAAATCAAGGAACTGTCTGCAGAGAAGGTAGACGAGTTTGTTGAGCAATATTGCGAAAATCTCAGCAAGCAAGCTAAAGCAGGTGAGATTGATCCTGTTATTGGTCGAGACTTTGAACTGCACGAAGTTGCAGAAACACTTGCACGTCGCAATAAGAGCAATGTGCTTATGGTTGGCGATCCTGGCGTAGGTAAGACTGCTATTGCAGAAGGACTTGCACTTAACATTGTAGACGGCAAGGTGCCTGCCTTCTTGAAGGACTACACAGTCTACAGTTTGGACATTGGTGCATTGCTTGCTGGTTCTAAGTACCGCGGTGAGTTTGAAGAAAAGTTCCAAGACGTTATCAAGGGACTAAAGCTCAAGGGCAAAGCTATTTTGTTCATTGACGAAGCACACCAGATGAAGGGTGCTGGTGCTGGGGCGCAATCAAGCGTTGACTTCTCCAACATGATTAAGCCTGCGCTGACCAAGGGCAAGATCAAAGTTATTGCAAGTACGACATGGGAAGAATACAATACTTCCTTTGAGAAGGATCGTGCACTAATGCGCCGCTTCCATCGTCTGCCTATTGACGAACCAACGATCGAAGTAAGCAAGGAAATTTTGCGCGGTCTAAAAGAGAAGTTTGAAAAGTTCCACGGTGGTTCAGTTACTGATGATGCAATCATTGCCGCAGTTGAACTAAGCGCACGTTACCAAGCAGACAAGAAGTTGCCGGACAAGGCTATTGACTTGATCGACATTTCTTGCGCACGTCTAAAGATCATGACAGAAGATTTTGAGGTCACTCGCTACCACATTGTGGATGCTATCTCGCGTATGACAAAGATTCCCGTAGAGCAGATTGGACAAAGCACAGACGCAAAAGATGCTGCACCAATCCTGCAGGGGATGGAAGGACGCATTAAGGAAAAGCTGTACGGTCAAGACAAAGCGGTTGAAGCTGTACTTGAACAAGTTTACATTGCACGTTCGGGATTGAAGGAAGTTGGTAAGCCGATTGGTAGCTTCTTGTTCCTTGGCCCAACAGGCACAGGTAAGACTGAGCTTGCTAAGTTGCTTGCTGACAACTTGGGTATGAAGTTGCTGCGCTACGATATGGGCGAGTACCAAGAGAAGCACACTGTGGCTAAATTCATTGGCGCGCCTCCTGGATATGTTGGCTTTGACGATGGTGGTGCTGGCGGTGGTAAGCTGATCAATGACATCCAGAAGAATCCAAACTCTGTATTGTTGTTTGACGAAATTGAAAAGGCTCACCCTGACGTAAGCAATGTATTGTTGAGCATGATGGACGAAGGTAAAGTTACATCGTCTGGAGACAAGGTTGCTGACTGCCGTAACTGTTACGTTATCCTGACAAGTAACTTGGGTTCCGCTGCATCCGAACAAAACGCTATTGGCTTTGGCCGTTCGTTTATTAAGGATGGCGAGGATGACAAGGCAGTTAAGGACTTCTTTAAGCCTGAGTTCCGCAATCGTCTTGATGGCATCATTAAGTTCAAGAAGCTGGACGAGTTGTCTATGCGTCGCATTGTAAGCAAGTTTATCATTGAGCTGAACACGCTGATGGTAGACAAGCAAATCAAAGTACGCCTGTCAGAAGCGGCAGTGGACGAGATCATCAAGACTGGATTTGACGCTAAGATGGGCGCACGACCTGTTAAGCGTAAGATCAACGAGATCGTTAAGGTCCCATTGTCCAAGAAGATCTTGTTTGAATCTGTACCGCCAAACAGCGTAGTGGTAGTAGACTTCAAGGACGGTAACTATACATTCGACTCGAATGTTGTATCTAACCTAACTGTACCATCAGTAGATGAGCGCGGATTTATCATATTGGGTTAAGTTCAACCCAGAGGTTGCTTTTGAGCATACACAAAAGCAATTCTTTGGGAAGTTCGTATACCGCATTGCCTACAATATTCCAGCGGCTTTGTATATCAACAAGGCAGGGGACAAAACTATGCAGGCTTACATCGACTGGCGGAAGGTGCAAGCCAAAACGCAAGTTGGCGGTATAACGGGCGGGTACAACTACTACTGGACTCGCGATATTACCGACAAAACTGATCCCGTAATGCTAGAGCATTTCCGCACGTTAAAGAATAAGTACGATCTAAAGTATAGACTCGAAGCTTCGAAGTTTGGGGTTTACTCTAACGACGAAGCTGAGTTGAAAAAGTTTAACGACTCAGTGCTGCCACTGTATCACAACACTCTGCAGGAAGTAACTGGTCCCAAGGATGCTGCACATCGCAAGCTATTAGAATCAGGTCATATCACAAGCAAAAACAAAAAAGGTTACAAGTACAAGGTGACCTTCCGTGACGGCAAGTACGATGCGAATGCCAAACTACAGTTGATTGCATACTTTGATAGTCTCGACGGAATTGTTTCCATTGGTAAGGCGACACGAAGATCGTTCACCAATGGGCACTCATATACATGGGGTAATTATATTCACACCAGTGACACTTCCATTCTGACATTTGTGGATCTCATCATTCCCGGGCTTGTAAACAAGACCTTTGAGATTACAAAAATATAATCGCTGCTTTCGCTCCCAATAAATACTACTATAACTAAGGAGCCTAACATGGCAAAGCTATTAACTGAAACAATCACAATTACCCTAAGCAAAATGATCCGTAACGACGAAAAGTCTACAACAGTGTTGGACGAGGAAACGCTTGCTGGGCTCGTATCTGTAGTCACTGAGCTCGCTGGCGACGGCGTAATGGTAGAAGTCGAATAAACATCATGCGTAAATTTGCAATTACAACAATCCTGGATCGCAATACGTTCCAAACTACACAAACTATTATGGAACGTGATGACGCCGGTGTAATTACTGAGCTGTACTCCGGTCCGTCATTGGATGTGTACCCAAAGTACACAGCAGCACAATTAGGTAAGATCGATGCAGTGAACTCAGTGTTAGCTACTAAAGGTGAGGCACCATTGACTGAAGCAGAGATTCAATTCCTGATCGACCCAATGCACGATGCATCTGCGGAAAAGCTTAAGGCAGAAGACTTACAGCGCCTAGCAGGCTTCACTGTAGAAAAGAAGATCGTATACCTAGACAAACAATCATAAACGAAAGAGATCATGGTCAAGAAAGTAACTAAACATTCAAACACTACGGCACAAGCTAAGACAGCGGATGCAGTAGCACAAATCAAAGCAGCCGCAGAAGCTGCAAAAAATGCTCCAGTAGCACAACCAGAAGGTACTCGTTACGACTTTAAGAAGTCGCACCTACACATTGGTATCCCTTGCTACGGTGGATTAATTTCTGAACCAACGATGACATCATTAATCCGCTTCATTCTGCTTGCTAACCAAGTAGGCTTGAACTGGTCGTTAGACACGATGGTTAACGAATCTCTTATCACTCGCGGCCGTAATAACTTGATGGCTAAGATGATGACTAACAAGAAAGCTACTCACTTCTTCTTCATTGACGCAGACATCCGCTTTGAACCAGATGCTCCTTTGAAAATGATGGTATGTGACAAAGAAGTTATTGGTGGTTTGTATCCTAAGAAGAGTTTGCCTGTATCGTACAACATCAACTTACTGGCACAAACAAAGGTACAAGGCGATATCTTTACGGTTGACACAATGGCAACCGGCTTCTTGATGTTCAAGCGTACAGTGTACGAGCAATTGATTGCTGCACATCCTGAATGCAAGTATGTAGACGATGTTGGCCTTGGTAAGCAATACGAACCAATGATGTACTCCATCTTCGATTGCAAGATTGATGCTAAGGGTCATTACTTGTCCGAGGACTGGTTGTTCTGCCGTCGTTGGCAAGAGCTTGGTGGCGAGATTTGGGCACACGGTAAGGTGTTGTTGAACCACATTGGACACTATGAGTTCAATGGTAACCTCGACAAGATGCCACAATTTGGTCAGCAAGTTGGCGTAATGCCTGATGCGTTGAATGCAGCTATGCACCAAGCTAAGACTGAGCCTAAAGAAGTAGCTAAGGCTGAATAATGTCTAATACCAATGAAGAACTAAACTTCCACATTGGTATCTCTGGTACTTACTGGAATAAGAAACCACGATACTTGGTTTCTATTCAGGCTGTTGACGGATCTAATGCTGGTGGCATTCCTGGGGAACTAACCATCACAGCAGAGTCAGACAAAGTTGAGTACGTAGATTTTGTTGCTGATTTACCTGATGGTGAGTACGAGTTGCGCATTCACTTATGCAACAAGGACGATTACGATGTAGTTAAAGCCGGTGACGGCAGAATTGCATCTGACATGTTGCTTAACATTGAGAGCATTGAGGTGGATGATATTGATCTTGGTACACTGCGCCACAGTGCAAGTGTATTCAAGCCTAAGGTTGCGCAAGTGTATAAGGGCGAAACTATTACCGAGTTAAAAAACTGTGTCAACCTCGGTTGGAATGGTGCTTATACCTTGCCTTTTACTGTTCCTTTCCACTACTGGTTGCTTGAGAATCTCTAAGTTAACTATATAGCTTAATCCGTGCTAAATACTGCAATAAGACGGAATTTCAATGTATATTGCAGAACTATTTCATGGTGGCCCTGAGCAACCAGAAGAAAAACAAGCTGATTTGGTCGAAACAAGCCAAACTCAGCTTGTCGTACTCTACCCTGGGCGCTTCCAACCTTTCCACTTAGGTCATGCAGATGTATTCCGTACATTGCAAGCTAAGTTCGGACGCGATAATGTTTTCATCGCAACATCTAACAAAGCAGACGGCGGCAAAAGCCCCTTCAACTTCACAGACAAAGTAACGATCATGCACGCCGCTGGCGTTCCTAGCGATCGTATACTGGAAGTCCAATCCCCATACAAGTTACCTGCACAATTTGACGCTACTACAACCGTATTAGTTGTTACAGTAGGTGCGCCTGATGCTGAACGCCTGCAAGTAGATGGTGTTAAGAAGGATGGCAACCCAGGTTACTACAAAACATTCAAGAGCTTAGACGAATGCGTTACTGCTGACAAGCATGGCTATGTAGTCATCGCAGCAGAGCGTCAAAAGGTTATCACATTGAACGGTCAGCAAGTGGATGTATCGCACGGTACACCATCTCGTGCTGCCTGGAACTCTGTGCGCAAGGACCCTAAGGGCCGTGCAGAGTATATGAATCAAATGTTTGGTCGTGCTGATCAAGAGCTTGGTTTAGTATTAGACAAAATCCCAGAATCCGTTCAAGCAACAGAAAGTATAGATATGCAACGCAGAGTACCACCAACTAAAACACAACCAATTCACCCTGAAGAATTGGATAGCTTAATAACAAGCATTGGACAAAAAGCAAAGCAAGGCCCAATGAAAACAGTGTGGAACCCGCTTACCCGTAAGTACAAGGTAGTGCCAGAGCATGAGGCTGCATTGGAAGAGGACGATATGGCTCCTATGTCTCGTGAAGAGTACAATCACCGTCGTAAAGCATTGCAGCAAATTCAAATGGACCCACAGTTAACTAAAGATCCTACGTTACGCAAAGAGTTGATTAAGAAGATTGCACAGTTAACTATGCAAGCACGTTCTGCAGGTGTATTGCCTGAGTCTGTTCACGCTGCACACGTACAAGAAAACAAAATGTACTCTGCAAGAGCTATTGTAGAGACTATCAAATACCTAAAGGAAAGTATGTTGCAGGAAAGCATCAAGTCTAAGATGGCTGCTGGTGCTTTAGCTGGTGCAATGGCGACTGGGGCCGCAGCATATATGCCAGCATCTGCATACACTCAAAATCACTCTAAGAATCTTGCACCTGTGTCACAGTCAGAACGAGATAAGAATAACTATGACGCTCCGTGGACTGCTTATAGCAAAAAGAAAGCTCTTGATAAAGCCAATACCGAGGTAGATGCAGAGCAACGTAAGAACTACCACAAGCACCCAGTGAGTAAAAAATGAAAACAGTAAGCATAAGCGTAGATGTATGGTGTGATTACGATGACTTTGTTAAGCCAGCGTACCGTGTCTACGTAAATTCGGATATGTTGACAGAGCGCTCATTCATTTGGAAGAGTGCATCGCAGTATATCCGTGAGCATATTGAAGTGAACCTATCACCAGGCACACATCATATAACCATAGAAAACTTAACGCCAGAGATGGCAGCGTATCGTATTGAGAATGTGCAAGTGGACGGCGTTACTGTAGCTGCAACTTCGCCAACCATTGCAATCTTTACAGTATAAATATACAAAGACCCGGAATTAACATGAAAACAACTGAATTTATCGTAGAATACGCTGGCATCGGCGACGATGCAGACGCAATGAGCAGTGACCATGAAGTGCAACTAGCCAGACAACAATGCTATAATGCTGCTCGTGATGCTATTGCATTGCACCACATACTCAAAGATACACCTGAGCAAGAAAATCTTGAAGATTGGGTTGTTGAAAAACTAACACAAGCTGCTTCTAACTTAAAGGATGTTATTGAACACTTAGAAGAGCAACGTAACGGCGGCGATGGCGAAGAAATGGACATCATGTCTGCGTTTAGCTTTGAAAGCGCAGAGGCAAAGTATGCAGAGTTATTAAGCGAGTCCGAACAGATTGATGAATTGTTAAAAATGTCTCCTGCGCAGGCAGACATGGGAGAAAGAATCAGCACGTTAAACAAAGCTTATATTTCTGCAAGGAATTTAAACGACTTGGTAACAATGCGAAAAATTAAAGCTCAATTGAGTCAATTAGCTGCGCGAAAAGCATCAATGGCGCCAATTGGCGAAGAGCAAGTTAACGAACTGTATGCAGACCGTGCAGCAGAAAACGAATGGCATCAACAAGAACGTCCACGTGGACAAGTAGTTGGTGCGCCAGTACAAGCAGCACGCTCGTTCTTTATAGTGGACCGTGCGACAGGTAAAAAGCTAAAAGCATTCAATGTTCGCTCCGAAGCTGAACGTGCTGCGGCTCGTATGGGTGGCTTCTCTAAATTTAAAGTTGCTGCTGAAGGCGAAGAAATTGAGAACGATGCTGACCCTATTACAGAATTAAAATTGAAGCCTGAGTTTGCGGGCGATTCAGGTGAAGGTATTGATATGCCAGCACGTAAGCCAGTTGCTGCAACTCCTGGTGTTAAGGTTACTAAGGTTGGTACAGATACATATCGCGTGTCGTATAAAGGCAAGTCAATTGAATGCTCGCGTCGTGAAGTACCACATTACAAGCAAGAGATCATGGGCGAAGGTCAAGTTAACGAGTTAGACTCTTCCACTATGAAGTCGTATATGCAGAAGCGTAAAGAATCACCTATGCCAAAGACAGTGCACAAGGCAGTTAACCAAGCTAACGGTGTACGCTCTGCAAGCGAGAAGATCCACGATCAGTTAGTTAAGAAGCATGCCATTGCCGGTGGCGATACTCGCGTTCGCGAAGAGAAAGATGTCCCTGGCTACGCTGATTGGCACAATGCTCGTCAAGACAAGAAGGATAAGGCAGCAGCTAACCGTAAGAACACTAAGGATGCACAAGCAGCTAAGATTGATATGGCTAAGAAGCCAGTTAAAGAAGCATTTAAGGAAGTGCCTACACACGGTAAGACAGGTAAGCCAAATGCTAACCATCCTAACTTTGCTAAACACGATGCAGACTTTAAGGCGCAACAAAAAGCAATGCGTCCACCAGCACAACCTAAGCTAACATTGAACGATGTATGGCGCCAAGTTGAGCATGTCATTGGTCAAATCTTCCCAGACGGCGACCCTATTGACTGGATGGGTCCATGGTTGCAAAAGCGTGGCTATAAAGATTTCCAAGTTGGTGACATCATCAACCGTGCTGCCCGCGCAAACGGTTACAAAGACATGTATGCTTACTACGATGAGTTGAAGCAACAACATGCAGACGATCAAGCTTACGATGCACAAATGGGCGAGTCCGAACAAGTTGACGAACTAAGCTCTGCTACGTTAAAATCGTATGTGCCTAAGGCTAACCGTTCCCGTGAAAAGGCAACTGATGATATGCGCAAGCAAGGCGGATACGATGCCAAGGTAGACGACAAGATGGGTCGCCGTGCTGAGTTTACAATGAAGGCTGCTAACAAGCTTAACCAACCAGTTAAAGAAGATGCGTCCGCTGGTGGCACAAGCGTAGGTGGCATTGCTACTGGAATCGCTGGTGCTAAAGGTGGTAAGCCAGGTACAGGTAAGCCAAAAGAATTAGGTAACAAAGTATCCCGCAAGCAAGTGCAAGTGGGCAAGGGAGTATATTAATGGCTGATTTACGCAAGCTCATTGCGAGCATGGACAAAATGAACGAAAGCATTGCGCCAGTCGCTAAGACTGTTATTGCAGAAGGCTCCATGCTTAAAGCATTGAACATGGTAACCAAGTCTGTCGCTCCCGCTGCTGAGTTAGCTAAAGAGTTTAAGATGTTTAAGGAAGGTTATTGGGACCAAGCAATGGCCAATGTTGAAAAAGCCCGTAAAGAACGTGCCGGCAAGCCATTCGAGAAGAACCCTGCATCCCACGACGCAAACGGTGTATACAAGGGTGACAAGGACTTAGCTGGGCGCATTGCAAAGTTACCAAAAGGTGGATTCTCTGACGAGGCACATCCTATTGTTGACGAAAGCGCAGGCGAACCAAGCGTAGATGACATCTTGTATTACTTGACAAGTGCATACCGTCACTTGCAACAATACGCTGACCAGTATCAAGACTTCAGCGTTATCTCTCGCGTTTACGACAACTTGCGCTATGACTTAAAAGCTGGAGACTATAATGCATTCCAAACTACTTACGAGCAATGCCTAAATAAGTACCCAGATGCTTCTGTTGAGTTGTTTGATGCAATGTTCGTTGAAGCTGGCTTACCAGAAGAGCAAGGCACTATTGAGCAGTTCATTGAGAAGTGCAGCGGTATGAATGAAGGCATTGGCGATACAATCAAGCGTGGAGTAAAGCAAGTCAAGCGTGGTATGCAAGGTTGGGGTGGTGCTCATGGTAAGCCTGGTGAGATTGTCAAGCGTAACAAAGGTCACGATGACAAAACAATTAAGAACTTAGATCTTAAGGGCAAAATATACAAGGATGTTGATGGTCCAGCACCTGCACACAGCCCACAAGCATTGCAAAATCGCGTAGTTGACCGTGAAATGAAAAAGCGCGGCTTAGGTGAAGAAGAGCATAAGTTTGGTCACGAGTTTGCGGCATTTAAAAACCAATTAGAAAAGAAGCACGGGCCAGGGAACGTAAAGTATCAAGGCGACGGAAATGTTACTGATGCATACCATGTGAAAACAGGAAAGCACTTAGGCTTCATTGACGGGCAACATGCCGAAATAAGCGAAGGCCCTGCTAATGATCGTTTGAAGGCACATGCTGGTGCAATGGTAGACAAGCTTAAAAATGCTGGCAAGAAATTAGTTGCTCCGGTTAAAGATCCTATTCTTGATCAAATGAAGGCTATCACTGACACTGCTAACAAACGAGCACACGATGCGCAGAACAAAAAGTATGCACCATCTAAAAAGACAGACGAAGCTATTATTCCAGACGGTCCTAATGACAAATGGGGCAAGGATATGCCTTCTTTTGGTTACAATCCAGAAGAGGAAAAGAAGGATAGCAAATTCTTTAAACAAGCATTTGCAGCACCTAAGTTCGGCGTATTCCGTCGCGGTGGCGCAATTGGCGACAAAGCACCACACGCTATCAAAACTTTTGATTCAAAAGAAGAAGCGTTGGCTATGTGCAAGCGTTACAACAATTTACTAAGCCCTGGTGAAAAAGAATACTACGGTTTGAAGTATGTTGTCCGTAATGTCCCTGCGGAAGCAATGGACGAGGCTGATAAGCATTCGTTTGTTGGTAAGATCCAACGTGGGCACGAGCTAAAGAAGAAGGTAGACTCTACTTACAAGGATATCGGTGCAGCACAGCAAAAGGGCGACCACCCAGAAGCAAGCAAGGCGTTCCGTAAGCACGAGCGTTATGCTAACTTAGAGCGCCCAGGTACATGGACTAAGGTTAAAGAAGCAATGCCTGCGGCAGTGGCAACAGCGACACAAAAGATGAACCCGGGTGCTGCGGCTCCTGCTCCGGTAGCTGGTACAAGTTCTCCTTCCGCCCCTGGCGCACCATCAGCACCTAAGGTTCCGGGCAGTGTAGGCGCAGTTGACCCAGCTATCGCTAAAGCACAGCAATCAGCTTACCAAAAGAACATCGCTAAGTTGGGATTAAAGAATGTCAATGCTGCACAAGCTGGTGTAAGTATGCAGAAGCAAGCAGACGACATGCAAATGAATCCTACTGACAATACAAACAATGCAAAGATTGCAGGTACATTAGCTAATGTACTTAAAGATCCTGCGGGCGCACAACAACTAAAAACGCTAACTGACAAGTTTGCTAAAAAGCCAGGAATGCAATAATGTTTATAAGCGAGCTATTTGAAGGCAAGGGCGATGTCCCTGCCAACCCAAAACAAAAGCAAGGTCCTGCTGGCCAGTTTCGTGGCACAGACAAAGCACCTGCTCGCAATAAGTTAGTAGGCGAAGCAACTGGGTTAAAGAAGCGAGTAAAGATTGTTAAGGGACCAGCTGCTGGTCGCACTGGTTACGTGGGCGAAGTGCATCACGGTCAATTCAAAGGTGCGCCTAAGCAGTTTGTTATCGACCTTGATGGCGGTGGCAACATTATGTGCTCCAAGGATCAACTACGCTTGATCAAAGATGATATGGGCGAAGCAATGGAGCGTGAGCCACAGTACGCAGATCCTGACTTCGCTAAGCCTATGTTTGAATTTGGTGATAGCACGGGGTTAAAACCAGGTGCACTCGCAAACCATGGCCTTTTGGGTAATGTCAAAATTTTATCAGTAAAAGGTCACCACGCAGAAGTTTGCTCTGTGCGTGGTGGAAAGCATTATCACGTAGAGCTATCTAGTTTACGCACTGGACATTTAGACGAAGATACTAATCCGCAAGATGAAATCACTATGGATGTACCATTGCTTATTCGTTTGTTAGAGTACGCCAAGGAAGACGCTAAAACAGACATGGATCTGCACAATGTAGCAGAGCGGTTGATCAAGCTAAGTGGACAAGGTTGTTTGTCTATGGACCAATACGATGCTATCGTTGGTGGTGTAAAAGAAATGGCACCAGGTCGCGAAGCTTATGCTGGCCGTATGCGTGTGCCTGGCTTTAACTCTAATAGATAATGCGCAAGCAAGAATTCGTCACTGAGTACGAACGCCGCACTGACAACTCTAAGCAAATCTTTGCTCAGCTTGAAGAAGCTGGTTATGTATTGCTAGGTGGCGGTCAGGATGCGACAGTATGGGGCAGAGACGAGGGTGAAGTGCTTAAGGTAATCATGCCGTCTGAGAATAAAGAAGCAGCAGAAGCAAGCTTTATGTTCTTCTTTAAGCTGTGCAAACGTTTGCGCGGCAACCCCCATGTACCTCGCTTTATTGGCGGTGATGAATCATTTGAAATTAACGGAACACCGTACATGCAGTTTTCAATGGAAAAGCTAAAACCATTAGAACACAGTAGCATTGCAGAAGCAGCAGTGTGGATAATGAGTGACTTTGCCAATATGGCTGGAATGAAACTATCCACGCTAGTTAAAGAGGCGCCACGCAATAATTGGTTCGTTGGATATCGTGACAGCAATTCTACCCAAGACACAGGTAAAGAGTTTGCTGAAGCAATGCAAGATCCCTCTACCTTTGCCTCTTACGACAAGCTATTTAAGACAATGCAATACTTTTACAAAAATGGCAAAGCACAGGGTTTAGGGTGGGACTTGCATACTGAAAATGTTATGCAACGATCAGACGGCACTGTAGTTATTACTGACCCATATTACACCAGCTAAATACTGTATGCAAGGTACAGAACCAATCCCAGGGAATGAATATCCCGTATATCCAGAACAACAAGGCGAAGAGGATCGCAAAATGAATCCTTTCTCGCCCGTTTAAAGACCACACCTTAGGACCTTATGGTTACGTGGGGGTGGCTACTACCCTAGGATGGCTGGCCGGGAATCCAGAATCCTTAAAGTGTAGCACCATTTCTCTTTACTTTTCAACCACGTTAGTGTTATACTAACAAATACTTTAGGAGACTACATGTCAGATATCGAAGATCAAGACGACGGCGCTGAAGGCGTTCGCACATTTAACGGCGCAGCAAAGATTAAGCTCACACAATTATTCAATGATTCCCAAACTACATTGCGAGAAATTGAAGACTTGTCTGGTGGCCTAAACGACACAATCAAAGCTGTCGCGGAAGAACTTGAGATCAAACCTGGCTTGCTCAAACGTGCAGTGAAGATTGCATTCAAGGCTAAACTTGGTGAGACCAATAAAGACCATGATGAATTAAATACTATTCTCGAAACAGTTGGAAAGACACTGTAATGGCTTACTTTGGGTATCATTTAATGCTGGACTGCTCTGGCTGCAAGGGGATTGATTCCAAAGAAAACATTCATGCTTTCATTAAGCAATTGGTTCCCGACATCGACATGCTCGCATACGGTGAACCAATTATTGAATATTTGCTGCCAGGTGACCCGAAGCAAGGCTATAGTTTGATGCAGCTAATCACTACGTCAAACATTTGCGCTCACTTTATGGAACTGGATGGAACTGCTTACTTCGATATCTTCTCATGCAAAGAGTTTGATGTTGAGTTGGCCAAACAAATCGTACACCAATACTTTAATCCCGACAAAATGCGGGTCAACTTTTTAACACGAGATGCGTCTTGACAGCTTTTATTAATGGAATAGTTAATTGGGCAAAACGCGATTACCATGAATGGCCATTGCGATTTATTTTCGAGGTATCTGCATGGTTTGCGAGTATTGGTTGTGCGCTGACTATGGCACTCACAATTCCTAACCCTCCCTTCCTTATTCTTTATCCACTATTCATTTCTCAATGTATGGTTTTTGGTTGGTCAGCTTGGACTCGAAAGAGTACAGGAATGGTCGCCAACTACTTGTTACTCGTTAGCATTGACTCTGTGGCACTGGTTCGTTTATTATTGCACTAACAGGAGTTTATTATTAGTTACGTAGACGGCATTCACGATAGGGCAAAAGACATAATCCACGTTGTCGAACGTGTGAATGGTGAGCGGGTATACAAAGAGTATCCCGCTAACTATGTCTTTTACCAAGACGACGCAAAGGGTAAGTTTCGCACTATCTTTGATACACCTGTAACCAGGTTCAGTTCAAGGTCTGGCAAAGAGTTTCAAAAGGAACTTGCCATGGCTAAGGGCTCTGGTAAGAAGGTATGGGAAAGCGACTTTAAGCCAATCTTCCGCTGCTTGGAAGAAAATTACCTCCATGCAGCATCCCCAAAGCTACACACAGCATTCTTCGACATTGAGGTGGATTTCCACCAAGAGAAAGGCTACTCTAAGCCTGAAGATCCGTTCAATGCTATTACTGCGTTCTCAATCTATCTTGACTGGTCAGACAAGCTAATTACTTTGGTATTGCCACCTAAGTCGTATAGCTGGGAAACTGCGGAAGAGATTTGCAACAAGTTTGAAAACTGTATCCTCTTTGACAGCGAAGAAGAAATGCTTAAAACATTCTACGCTATCATCGACGATGCAGACATCTTAAGCGGCTGGAACAGTGAGGGCTTCGATATTCCGTACACTGTTATGCGTACTATTCGCATACTGAGTAAGGACGATACTCGCGGCTTCTGCTTGTGGGGTCAACTACCCAAGCAACGTATGTTTGAACGTTATGGTACAGAGTCAATGACATTTGATACCGTGGGCCGTGTGCACATGGACTATATGCAACTGTATCGCAAGTACACCTACGAAGAACGTCATTCCTATTCCCTAGATGCTATTGCTGAGTATGAGTTGGGTGAGCACAAGACCCCATACGAAGGAACACTAGACCAATTGTACAATCAAGACTTTGCGAAGTTTATTGAGTACAACCGCCAAGATACCATGTTGTTATCCAGGCTCGACACGAAGTTAAAATTCATCGACTTGGCGAACGAACTTGCACATGAAAACACTGTGCTATTACCAACCACGATGGGCGCGGTTGCAGTTACTGAGCAAGCTATCATTAACGATGCTCACAGTAGAGGTATGATTGTTCCTAACAGAAAGGCCAGAGATGAACAAGGTGAAACGCAAGCCGCAGGTGCCTATGTTGCTAATCCCAAGAAAGGGATTCACAAAGACATCGGAGCAATCGACATTAACTCCCTCTATCCCTCGGCTATTCGTGCCCTCAACATGGGACCAGAAACAGTCGTCGGACAACTCCGCCCAATACTGACGGATGCATACTTAAAGAATAAGATGCTGCCTGAGGTTAAGAACGGCAGGACTTATGTGGGGTGCAGCCTGTCAGAAGCGTGGGAAGGTTTGTTTGGTTCCCTAGAGTACACTGCCGTTATGGACATGGACCCAAGCGTAGAGATTACGATTGACTGGGAAGCTGACGGCAACAGCACTACACACAGAGCAGACGAAGTTTGGCGTGCTGTGTTTGAAGGTGGTCAACCTTGGCTCCTATCTGCGAACGGTACTATCTTCCGTTACGACAAGAAGGGCATTGTGCCTGGTTTGTTGGAACGTTGGTACTCTGAACGTAAGGAAATGCAGGCTAAGAAGAAAGCTGCGACAGAGAAGGAAGATATTGCTTTCTGGGATAAGCGTCAGCTAGTTAAGAAGATTAACTTGAACAGCTTGTATGGTGCTCTACTTAACGGTGGTTGCAGGTTCTTTGACCATCGTATTGGACAGTCTACTACGCTATGTGGTCGCGTTATTGCACGTCACATGGATGCACACGTTAACGAGGCAATCACTGGTGTTTATGATCACTTAGGTGACGCTGTAATCTACGGTGACACTGACTCTGTTTACTTCTCTGCTTGGAAGACGATTGAAGCAGATGTTAAAGCAGGCAATATGACATGGGACCGTGATACTTGTGTGCAACTGTACGACAAGATTGCAGACTCCGTTAACGACAGTTTCCCTACGTTCATGGAAAAAGCATTCCATTGCCCACTTGAGATGGGCGGCATCATCAAGGGCGGTCGTGAACTGATTGCGTCTCAAGGATTGTTCATTACCAAGAAGCGTTACGCTGTATTGATTTTCGATATGGAAGGTACACGCTACGACTTGATGGACGAAGCAACTGCTAAGAAGAAGGGTGTTATCCCGCACACAGGTAAAGTAAAAGCTATGGGCTTGGACTTGAAGCGTTCTGACACACCTAAGATCATGCAAGAGTTCTTGATGGAAATTCTGACTGACTTGCTTACTGACAAGGGCAAAGACCTTATCATTGACAAGATCAAGACGTTCAAGCAGAAGTTTGCTGATCTTCCAGCATGGGAAAAGGGCACACCAAAGCGTGTCAATAACTTGACAAGCTATGGGCAAAAGGAAAAAGACTCTACTACTGGTAAAGCTAACATGCCAGGTCACGTTCGCGCAGCTATCAACTATAACAGACTGAAGCGTTTGTATGGTGATAATGTGTCGCAAAGTATCGTGGACGGTATGAAAACTATTGTGTGCAAGCTAAAGGATAATCCATTGGGTTATACTAGCGTGGGTTATCCAACTGACTTGGCGCACGTACCGCAGTGGTTTAAAGAGTTACCATTCGACCAAGACAAAATGGAGATGACTATCGTGAACCAAAAGGTGGAAAACTTGTTGAGCGTACTTGACTGGGATATTACCGCAAGTACGGACATTAACAGCACCTTTGAATCATTGTTTAGTTTTGACTAATATGAAACTTAGTGAACTAGTTGGATTACGTAACCTGTTGAATGAAAGTATCGCACTAGAAGAAGTTAGGGCATCTACTGAAATTCTTTTGCAAAGAATTAGCAGTGTGAGTGACACGATAACCAATGCTGAATATGTAGCATCTATTCATCGTATCCGAGATTATTACGGAGAGATACTTACCCTGGTAGAGAAGCCACCAAAAGAGTTGCACACCATGCTAGACCAAATTGACGCAAAGATCAATAAACTCACTAAGGATTTCCATAAACGTGGATACATTATCAACGGGTTCTTTGCAAGCAATTCTACTGACGTAGACGGGGAGCGCAATCTTAGAACTGTGCCAGTTGCGTCTGACATAAAAAAATTGGTTGGCGCCCGTATAGATATGCACTCGTCTTGGCAGTATCCTGGCCTAGAGATTGGCCCAGGTGACGGCGAGTGGACACCTATGTTAGTGGCATCCGATCCGTTGTACGTAATTGACAACCATCAAGAATTTTTAGATGTGACCGCTAATCAATTTCCTGACGACTACCAACGCAGGCTTCGCAAATATGTCATTGACTTCAGAACAAACGACATAACAGAATTGCCCAAAAATCAAATTGGGTTTGCGTTTGCTTGGAATGTGTTTAACTTCTTTCCAGAATACGAATTGAGGCACTACTTAACACAGGTGTTTGCCGCATTACGACCGGGCGGAACATTGTTGTTTAGCTATAACAACTGTGATAACCCTATCCAGGCTGGATTTGCAGAAGAGGGATGGATGTCGTGGATGCCACGCACGTTACTTACTTCTGTGTTAACTGATTTGGGTTACACTGATTTTACATTTTTTGAGCCGGCGCTGAACGTATCATTTGTTGAAGTTAAGAAGCCTGGAGAAAAGACCACAGTCAAAGCCCATCAAGTTTTAGGTGAAATAAAATTTTCATAACAGTTGATAAATCTAAATACATCTGTTACAATCAACTATCAACACGCATACATCACGGAGAAAACATGCAAGATCATCTATTAGACATCGTCAAACACGCACTGCCAATCGGAATCGAATTGGTCAAGGTTACTGGAACTAAAACTGAAACAACTATTAACAGTATTGCAGAAGACCGTTCTGTAATTGTAGAAGCTAAATTCAAAGCGCCAGTCGCTGAATTCAACGGCGTATTCGGAATGCCAAATTTGGCAAAGCTGAATACTATTTTGGGCATTCCAGAGTACGCTAAGGAAGCTAAGTTGACAATCCTTACCCGCGATGTTGACGTAGACGGTACTACGGTTAAGCTGCCAGCTGGCGTTAACTTCACAAACAAGGCAGGCGACTTCAAGAACGACTATCGCTTCATGGGTAAGGAAGTTGTAGAAGACAAACTGAAGGCAGTTAAATTCCGCGGTGTTAAGTGGAACGTAGAGTTTACACCAAGCGTTGCAAGCATTCAGCGTTTGCGCTACCAAGCAGCAGCCAACAACGAAATTACAACCTTTGTGGCTAAGACAGAAAAGGGCGCTTTGGTGTTCTACTTTGGTGACGCAGCATCCCACGCAGGTAACTTTACGTTCGACAACAATGTTGCTGGTACACTGTCCAAGGCATGGTCGTGGCCCGTTAACCAAGTTATTGCTATCCTTGCACTCGCAGGTGAGAAAACATTCAAGATCTCCGACGAAGGTGCTGCAATGATTACAGTTGACAGCGGCTTGATTGAATACAGCTACATCATCCCAGCCCAAACAAAATAAGTGGAGCAGTTTTTCTGTCCGTTACCTTGGATACATCAATTCATTCAAATTGATGGAATCAAGATGTGTTGCGTGAGTAGCACAAGTCTTAATATGACACCAGACGAGTTTAAACACTCTGATTTTATAAAAGATGTCAAAAAGACTATTACGGATGGAAAAATCCCACACGATTGCCAATCTTGTGTTAAGCAAGAACAACGTGGGGTCAAAAGTGTACGCGAAGGAATTTTAAAAGACTTTGCATATACTATTGAGACAGTCCCTGATCAAATCGAATATTTAGATTTGCGCCATTCCAATTTGTGCAATTTTTCGTGTCGTATATGCAGTCCAACATATAGTACCAGTATTAATAGAGAAGTCTTGTCTAATACGAAGCTACTTGCATATTACAGCCCAGTCGAGGTGGGTCTCAAATATGACATTGCATCGTCAATTGATTCATTGATTCCCAATTTGTCTAGATTAAACTTAACTGGTGGTGAACCACTAATAATAAAAGAAAATCTGGACATTTTGCAACGCCTATTGGATCAATGCCGTAATGATGTGCATTTGCTTATCACAACCAATGCCTCTACATTCAATCCCAAAATATTGAATCTCATTAAGCAGTTTAGTAATGTACATTGGACCATAAGCATAGATGGTGTTGACGAAGTTGCTGAATACGCACGGTATGGTACTGATTGGCCTACCGTTCACGCCAATGTTCATCAGATTCTGCAACTAAAGCATAGTGTTTCCATAAATGTGACAATCAGTGCATACAGCGTATTAGGATTAGCTGCAACTTGCAATTGGTTTAATTCGTTACGCAATGCGTACCAAAATCAACCATTAGAGATTATGTTCGGTGTGGCCACAAATGTAGACATTAAATTTCTGCCTATTCATATGCGTAAAAATGCAAAAGAAAATTTAGATCAGGCCATTGCAGTGATAAGTAATATCACAACCAATCCAGAATCTGAACTAGTTACTCTAAATAGCTTGCGTAATGATTTAAACGATGTTACAATACATAGAGCAACAACTAAATTCATTCAATTTACTCGTGACTTAGATGCATCAAGAAATCAAAGTTTCGAATCGACATTCAAATTACCTTTAGAAATATGAACCAACAAGAACGCGACACAATTGAACGCATCAAAGAGAAGGCTGTGCGCCAAATCTTTGTCACTTTCCAAAAGGAAGGCATTCATTGCTATCCTGCCGCAGCCACAGACCCAATGCTTGCGACAGGTGACCAATACGATGTCTCCTTTTTGGGCACCCCACATCGACACATTTTCCACTTCCGCGTGGACATTGATGTGTTCCATAACGACCGCGACATTGAGTTTATTCAATTCAAGCGTTGGCTCGAAAACCTTTACAAGGATAGCATCCTTGCGTTAGACTACAAGAGTTGCGAGATGATCGCTGACGACTTGTACATTCAAATCGCTGCACGGTATCCTGATCGTGCAGTAAAAATCGAAGTATCCGAGGACGGCGAAAACGGATGCACAATCGAATACAACACCCACCGTCCAAGTCAATTAATTAAGGTCTAAAATGGCAAAAGAACAATACATGCAAAGTCCCCGTGTACGTCAGGAAATGACTCGTCTCTTCGACGAGCTTGATGCATACTTGGAGTTCTGCAAAAAGCAGGGCTATGTATTTGACGAGTCCCATCTCTACAACGAGAAGACTCCATGGGGTGAGTGGCAACGTGTCCTGAACGGGAAGTTTCCCAAGGACAACTGGTCTCCTTACCCTAAGGAAAAGCGTGACTTTTCCAAGCCGCGTTCGCATTTCTCCACTCGTTAATCCTTTATGCCATATAAAGACGATTTAACGGCGAAGCAAAGCGACTACGCCTACTTTCTACCAGCGTTAAGCGGATTTTATTCCTCTTACGTTGGCAAGCAAAGACATGAACAGCACGTAGATGCTGCCCGTATTCCTAAGCGATTTGAAAATGGCATTGAGGGATTAAACTATCTCAATGAAGAAGAAGCTTACTTCAAGTATAAGTGGTCTCTGTATTCTGCAGGACACGCTAACTTGGATACCACTAAGTTTGATCCGTCTGAGGACATGATTCGCAATCGTTCTAAGAATAGCTTTGTACTTGGTGACTCTGGTGGATTCCAGATTGCCAAGGGAGTATGGGAAGGCGACTGGCGTGCTAACTCTGGTTGTGCAAAAGCTCAAAAGTATCGCACACAGGTTCTTGATTGGATGGAAAGCTACATGGACTACGGCATGGGATTAGATATTCCAGGCTGGGTTTGGCGTACCCCAAGGGGTGTGGCTGCAACCAAGATTGAAACTTACCAAGAAGCTATGGAAGCTTCCAAGTACAACTTCGAATATTGGATTAAACATCGTCGCGGTAACTGCAAGTTCTTGACAGTTCTGCAAGGTGATAATCACGAGCAGGCAGATGAGTGGTATGAGGAGATGAAGAAGTTCTCCGATCCTAAGCATTACCCTAACGAGCACTTTAACGGTTGGGCTATGGGATCGCAAAACAAATGCGATGTACACCTTATCTTGAAACGCCTTGTTGCATTGATTTATGATGGATTGTTGGAAGAAGGCAAGCAAGACTGGATTCACTATCTTGGTACATCCAAGCTAGAGTGGGCAGTTATGTTTACCGATATTCAACGTGCTATCCGGAAGAACCACAACCCAAGTCTAAGCATTAGCTTTGACTGCGCATCTCCTTTCCTGGCAACAGCGAACGGGCAAGTGTATTGGGACAACCGTCTTGAAGACGAAGACAAGTGGTCTTACCGTATGATGAAATGTGTGGATGATAAGAAGTATGCACTAGATACTCGCATGTTCCGTGATGTGGCAGTCAATGATGGGCATTTCCCATCGTTCATTGACAGTCCAATCATCTCGCGTATGGAAATCAATGATGTATGTCATTACGGACCAAACGATGTAAACAAGATTGGTAAGATTGGCCGTACGTCGTGGGATAGTTTTGCTTATGCATTGCTGATGGGGCACAACGTCTATGCACACATTAAGTCTGTACAAGACAGCAATGAGCGTTACGACCAAGGCATTGTTCCTGAAATGCTGATACACGACATGAAGATGAAGGGTGCGTTTAGACAACTCGTCGACGCAATCTTTTCTGCACCGTCCCGTGCTGCCGCTGATAAGTTGGTTAACGAAGAAAGCAATTGGTACTTACAGATTACTGGATCAAGTGCAAACGGCTTGCTAGGTAAGAAAGCTGTCAATGCAGATACGATGACAGCAAAACACATGGTGATCGAAGGTACCATCCACGATAAGGTTAAGGTTGAAAAAGTAAAATTCAAACCTGTCGTGATGTCTAACTTGTTCGAGGGTGAAGGCGTGGCAGAATTTGTCCCGCATGTTGACGATTCAGAAATTGACGAAGCACCACTTGATGACTTGGAGAAAGCAGATGAGCTGTAAAACTATTTACATCGTGCCAATCGAACCAATCGACGCACGGTACACAAAGCAATGGTACGAGAATATTCCCAAGATCATTCTTGAAGAAGCGAACAAACGCGACGTACCAATTAAGCTAGTTACTATTGATGGTGCTAAGATTGAGGCTGGCACAACCAGTGGAGCCTTCCTTGATTTTGGGGCCACCAATGTGTACAAGGCATCGCAATGCGAAGTCGTGTCGCGTATGTTTAGCAGTGGTATTGTCAAGGCTGGTGACAAGTTTCTTATCACTGATGCGTGGAACTTTATCATCACACCTATCAAGTACATGAGCGACTTGCTTGGTATTCCTGTTGAGATTCACGGCATATGGCATGCCGGTGCATACGATCCTTCTGACATCCTTGGATACAAGATGCAAAAGCCGTGGCCCAACCATGCTGAACGCTCGTGGTTCCACTCTTGCGACTATAACTACTACGCAACGGACTTCCACAAGGATATGTTCCTGCGTAACTTGGGTATTGAGCCAGAGTATCATCACAAGGCGATTCGTTCTGGACAACCGCATACACCAATCATTGAACAATGCAGTCAATATTGGCACACATACAAGACTGGAAAGATGATCTGGCCGCATCGTTATAACGACGACAAGCAACCTGCCATTGCTGAGTCTATTGCGGAAGTTATCCCCACTGTTATTACACAGAAGATGAACCTGTCCAAAGAGGCTTATTACGAGGAGTTAGGCAAGGCTTCCGTACTATTTTCGTGCAGTTTGCATGAGAATCTAGGCATTTCCATCATGGAAGGTGTGTTAGCTGGTGTAATCCCCTTCTTGCCTGATCGCTGCTCTTATTCAGAAATGTATCTCCCAGAGTTCCTGTATCCATCAGAATGGACCAAAGACTTTGCATCTTTTGAGAAGCATCGTCCATTGTTGCTTCGCTTTATCAATCATCGAATCAATGATCGCTATAACTACATGGATGCACTGGAACGCCAACGCGACATTCTCATTGAGAAGTACCTGCAACCAACTGTAATGGTAGACAAGTTGCTTGGCTAATGTAGATCAAGTTTGGTGCGATATGTGCAGGCCGCTTTATCCTTGGTTAGAGGACAAGCGGCTTTTGGATCAACGCGACATTCTAATGCAGCTATACGAAGCTTGCACTGCACGTGGTCAAGAAATGTACCAAAGCGAAGGCATGGACATTTATCTAGAATACTTAACTTGGTGGAAACTACAATATGTCCTTCGACCTAATCCTAAAGTTTGAAAAAGAGTTAGCAGAGTTTACTGGCGCTCCGTATGCAATTATGACAGATTGCTGCACACACGCCATTGAACTGTGTCTTCGTTACGAACTACAAGATCGTCGCTACATAGACAAGGTTGTGTTTACTGCGTTTACATACTTGTCCGTGCCAATGACCTTCCGCAAGATAGGCATTAAGTACGAGCACATTGACTACGATTGGACTGGCGAGTATCCGTTCTATGGCACACGTATTTGGGACTCTGCTCGTAGGTTAGAGAAAAACATGTACCGCCCACACTCCTTCCAATGTCTGAGCTTTGGACAAGGTAAGCCAATCCAGATTGGGCATGGTGGTGCTATCCTAACTGACGATAAGAATGCGTACACCACTATGCTTGCACAACGGTACGACGGTAGAGACCTAACCATATCCCCATGGCACGACCAAAAGGTGTTTAGGGTCGGCTACCATTACAAGCCAGCAATTGAAGACGCAATGCATGGTTCGGAATTGCTTAAAGCTTATGCTTGCTATCCAGCTAAACCAATGCATGTGATATATCCAGATTTAAGAAAGATAACAATATTATGAACATTTTAGTATTAGGCGCGGGTGGGTTCATTGGATCGCATTTAGTAAAAAGACTCAAAAGTGAAGGTCATTATGTCGTCGGTATGGACTTAAAATATCCTGATTTTGACACAACTCACGCAGACGAGTTTATTATCACTGACTTGGCAGATGCAAGATCTCTTGTGTTCCCATACCTTGAGTTTGATGAGGTGTACCAACTTGCTGCTGACATGGGCGGAGCGACCTACATATTCACAGGGATAAATGATTCGAACATTATGATGCATAGTGTTCGTATAAATTTAAATGTGCTTGACCACTTTAAGGACACAAAAGCAACAATCTTCTATTCGTCATCTGCCTGCATTTACCCAGCACATAACCAGCTTGACCCGTCAGATCCTAATTTGGAAGAGTCTTCTGCATACCCAGCCAATCCAGATTCTGAATACGGATGGGAAAAACTATTCTCTGAACGGCTGTATCTTGCACATGCAAAAAACCACGGGACTAAGGTTCGTATTGCACGTTACCACAATGTTTATGGCCCATATGGCACGTTCGAAGGTGGTAAAGAAAAGGCACCTGCTGCAATATGCCGCAAAGTAATTCAATCCAACGGTGAGATTGAGATCATTGGTCCAGGATATCAAACACGTTCGTTTTTGTATATTGACGATTGCGTTGATGCAACGATTCAATTAGTACGTAGTGATGTTAACTTTCCTATTAACATCGGATCAGAAGAAATGGTATCAATCAACCAATTGGTGGACATTGCATCTGCGGTAGAAGGAAAGCAATTGATTAAAAAGCATGTATCTGGACCAGTTGGTGTCGCTGGCCGCAATTCTGACAATACGTTAATTGAACATTACTTAGGTTGGGAAAGAAAGAATACGTTGTCAGACGGTATCACCAAAACATACAAATGGATTAAATCCGTCATTGACTCCCGCGTCTAAATACAGTACAATAAACAATAGGAACAAAACATGGATAACAGTAAAAATCTTTCTCAATTAATCCGCCGCAAAATGCAAGGAAGTGGTAAACGCTTTTGGGCAGGCGACAACATTTCTGAATTCGTTAGCGAAGATGCAAAACAACTTCTGATTGACGAAGCTGCTGAAGCATTCGAAGGAGTGCTGGACGCTTTGTTAATTGATCGGGAGAATGATCCTAACAGCAAAGGCACTGCTCGTCGTCTTGCCAAAATGTACTACAACGAGATCATGTCTGGTCGTTACGATGCACCACCAGACTGCACTGCTTTCCCAAATGACAGCGATGACCGTTATGAAGGAATGTTGGTTGTTCGTTCAGAATTGAAGTCAATGTGCTCACACCACCACCAGCCCGTTTCTGGCACTGCGTACATTGGTATCATTGCTGCGCAAAAGCTAATTGGCTTGTCCAAGTATTCACGCATCGCGCAGTGGTGCGCATTGCGCGGCACATTGCAAGAAGAGTTATGCAACGACATCGCAAAAGAAATTGAAAAGGCAACTGGTTCTGAGAACATTGCAGTTTACATACAGGCCACACATGGATGCTGCGAAAACCGTGGAATAATGGCCCATTCGTCCCTAACACAAACAACTGTGCTCAAAGGATCATTTAAAAGCGACCCAGGCACTAAGAAAGAGTTTTTCGACAACATTAATCTACAGCAACAGTTCGCTCCACGATAATCAAAGTTGACTGATAAATCACTTTATTGTACACTGTGATAATCAACAACTCCTGGAGTATTTCTAATGCGTAAATTAGGTCTTGCACTCGCCATTGCTGCTAGTGCATTTTTGGTGGCTTGTGGTGGGGGTGGAGGCGGTGGCAGTCCTGCAGCCGTGGCACCAACGCCAGTTTCAGTAACGTACAAAGCGTCTGACTGGAATGCAACAATTGCGTGGTGGGACGATTCGACAAATTCTGGGCAGACTGATGCCTTTGTTAAAGGGATGATTGACAACATTCTGGCAACGGGTTACAGTGGTGTTACATTTTCCTACAAAAACCCAATTGATATGTCGACTGGGCATGTGCCAGCTTTTGCCACTACAATGGCAAACAACACGCGAATGTTCGCAATGATGGACTATGCGTATTCAAAAGGGCTCAAGGTCAATATCAAAGAATATTGGACAATGCCTGACAACAGCAACGTCAACCAGTGGAGTGCAAACGATGCCGCAAATTGGTACGATAGTGCAACACCCAATGCGACAAAACCTTATGCCACTACATTGCTGGCAGACATGGACACACATTTCACAGCACTTGCAAGCGTTGCACAAGCGCACCACGTGTCAATGATTATCATGGGGTCAGAAAATGACTTCCTCGCATATAACCAATATCACGCGAATTGGGCAAGTATGGTCTCGCACTTACGTGGCAATGGGTTCACAGGCAAGCTTACTTACGATGCAATTTGGCAAGGCAAGCAAGGCGAGGCTTTTTACAGTGTCACAGTTTGGGACTTGATGGACAAAGTTTGCTTGTCATTCTTCCCTGACTTCTCTGGTATGCCGCTTACAAATGTACAGGATGTTGTTGCACGATGGTCTAGCGTTAACCTTGCGCAAGTTACAAGCCCCTACGCTGACTTGAATGACCCAAATACCCCATTCCCTAGCTATGTCGCTGAACTACTTGCCATTAGCCAAACTTGGCAAAACAAGGAAATTGTATTTGGTGAAAATGCATACGAGAATTCAGCTACTGCGCTGATGAACTGGAACAGTGTGACTCAACTAGTTGCTGGCGGTGTGCAACACGATCCAGTGCAACGTCAATTGGCATTTGAAGCAGAACTGATTGTTCTAAAGACTCCAGTAGCGCAAGGCGGACTGAAAGGCGTAGTGACAGGCTTTAACTTGATGGGTTACGATCCTTGGGAATACGGTCCAGGACCAATGGCTGTATGGAAAGACTGGGAGCAACTGACGGGTACTACATCAGAAGCTACTCTTAAGACATATTTGCAAGCTGGACTCTAAATGATAGCGTTACCTCCCGGTTGCACTGTCCCGTACACCGTCCAAATCACAGTTAGTGCACTAACTGACGAGATGATGGAATGGTACGAGATGGTAGGCGGGGAGGTTTCGTCTGTTAACACCAATACGTACAATCGCGCAAATAAAGAGATCGTAAATAAGCTAGTGCGTTACAATAACTCAAAATGGTGCCATCGTTTTATAGATGGTACAGGCAATGTGAGATTGAACTTTAGCGGAGAGGACGCTTATGTTGCAAGCGTCTTCCTCATTAAGTTTAACGACGAAATTGTGAATCATAACTTTCGCGAGCATGAGTACAAATGATAAATAAAAGTAGCGGTCTTGGCATTCACCCCGCTTGCATAAATTCTGTGGCCATGTTACAATACAACATAGGTAATCACAGTGACTCGCATAAACTCTAATCTTGACCCAAAATCTCTCAAGCGTATGCATTTGGTTGCAGAGCTGCGAGAGATCACAATGGTCCCGGCTGCACTACGCCGTTCTTTGCGCACTATACAACCGCAAACCATCAAACAGAGTATTCCCAAGCAGTTTACTTTGAACGCAGGCCACGTTAAATTCTTTTACGATAAACTTGGATTCTTGCAAAAACGGTTCAACCGTTTAGCAGATGAAATGGTGCGCAGAGGTTATTCCCCTGATCGCAGTCGCATCAAAGCATTTGACGGATTTGACAGAATGTGGTATAATGATTGGGATAGCACAGACACTGATGACAAAATTGTTGTAGAACGCATTAACTTCCGTATCTCACAAAAACCACATTTATACAAGGATTAACATGACACCCGTTTCTTACAAATTCACTTCCACAAAAGAATACATTGACGCTTTCCCATGTGCATATCGCCAATGGCGATCTGACTCGCACTGCAACCTGATTCACGGCTACTCGTTTAGCATGAAGTTCTACTTTGGCACAAACGACCTCGACGCACGTAACTGGGCAGCTGACTACGGTGGACTAAAAGAGCTTAAGAAGATTTTGGAATCGCAATTTGACCATACTCTCATCGTGGCGCAAGATGATCCAGATATGGAAACATTCAAGTTGCTGCAAGACAAAGGCATGGCTAAGATTGTTGTGCTGCCTGCACTTGGTTGTGAAGCACTTGCTGACATGCTGTACAAGTATGTGAACGGTGTTTACATTCCGGAAATGTGGGGAGAAGGTGAAGCAAAGCGTCTTTGGTGCTACAAAGTGGAAGTTCGCGAGACACAAGCTAATATGGCTTATCGTGAGGGTCACCGTGAGTGGAACGAGGACTTGCTTGCATAATGGATCTTAGTACAGAAGAAATGGAAAGAATTCTCACTCCTAAAGAGGAGGAGCAGACTTTCCTTATTTTGCAAAACAAATGTCCACACAATGGCGGATGGCGCCATGATGGGCACGGACATAACGATGACGCATACGTTTGCCTTAAATGTGGCGAAACTAAATGGTGGTAAAATGGACATACAAGAATTGTTAGATCAAGAAGCCACACTGAGTAACACAGGCAAAGGCAAAAGTAATGAGCGTATGGAAATACATACGCTCATTAGGCTGCAACGTTTCCAGCCTGCGCCTATGTGCTTTGGTCACGATGATTGTGGCACTGATAGGCTATCTATGTGCCCGTGGAGAATGGATTGCGGAACATGAAAACATTTTGCAAAATAGTAACACCTATTCTTGTGGTGATAGCTGCGATTGCATCAGCTTATGCCATGGTGGTATATGGTGTCAATGACAACAACCTACCACCAAAGTTATGAAACGGTATACATTTGAATTGACAGTTACAGAAGGTAACAGCGAGTTTTGGGAAGAGATTCTCGAAAAAGGTAACACAGGCTGCGATGACTTGCTTGAGCAGTTGAAAGACGCTTTAGCAGAACACGGATTTGAGCCCGAGGTTAAACTTGTGAAGTACGAGGACAAATAATGAAATACAAACTGGCTTTTGTTAAAGAGTGTAAAGAGTATCGACATGACTTTTGGTACAAAGATGAACTGAAAGAGTTGATGGCGAGACACGGCATGAACGAGTTATACGAATCAAAAATAAAACCAGTTCGTAATAACAGGTGGAATCCTAACGAAATATTTGAAGCATTGGAACAAGAATGAACGAACGAATTAAAGAACTTGCTGATCAGGCTTGGCAATATGCCGACAAATACAGCCACGATGGTGATGGCAGACACGGCCACTTGTATCGTAATAAGTTCGCCGAGTTGATTGTTCAGGAATGTTGCAGCATTGTCTTGAATACTGAAATCGAGACAAATAATAATGCAATGCTTCGTGGCGAAATTGCATCTAGGCTTGTGAAATTTATTAAGGAGAATTAAAATTTTTGGAACTAATGAAATTATCGGCAAGAAATTTTTCCGGGACGCACCAGCAAACAGCTTGTTTGTGACAAGTATGTTCTTCACGTTGCAAGGTGAAGGTCCATACGCTGGTATGCCTGCGTTATTCATCCGTCTTGCAAAGTGCAACCTTGATTGCAGCTTCTGTGACACATTCTTTGACGATGGCGATTGGATGACGTTTGACGAGATCGACGAGAAAGTGATTGAAACCATTTCCCGTTACTGGACTGATAAAAACGAAGAAGTGCCAGACTGGGCAATTAGCCACAAAACATTCGGCCCAGTACATCCTGGTGTTGTGCTTGTTATGACTGGTGGTGAACCATTACTCCAAGAAAACATCTCCCTGTTTATGACTGGTATGTTGCCAATCTTCAAAGCTGTGCAAGTCGAAAGCAACGGCATTCCTGACACCGTAGTACCAGCTGGCGTTACGCTGGTCTGTTCACCCAAGTGTATGGAAAAGAACGGTGTTGCTACTAAGTATTTCTCGCCATCCAAAACTATTTTGGACCGTGCAGACTGTCTCAAGTTTGTAATGAGCGCAGATGAAGGCAGTCCTTACCACAGTGTACCAGAATGGGCACACGAGTGGAAAGAACGGACCGGCAAAGATATCTATTGCAGCCCGATGAACATTTACAATTCTTTCCCGCAGCAAATCAAATTGCTACGAGCAGAGAAGGGTGTTATTACGATGGCAGAGCGTTCCACAGTTGACGAGGTCATCTCGTGGTGGGAACCGGGATTGCTTGACATGGCAAAGAACGAAGCGAACCATCGTTATGTTGGGCAATACTGTATGCAGCATGGATTCAAGATGCAGATGCAGATGCACTTGTTTGCGAGTTTAGCATAATGCAACTTACTGCCATCCCATTAGATAAAGACAACAGAATGCTACGTATTGGCTTTGGTAAAAACAACGGCAGTTGGTTTGCTAGAGTCGATCTGTGGTGCATCGGATTTAGGATTACAAAATGACACCAGGACAAATATTCAACAAGCGTGTAAGCATTCAGGTAAAGATCTCAACTTGGCAAGCAAAGATGAAAGAGTTGCAAGATCAGTGCAAGCACGTGAAGGCTGAGCATGTAAACAAAGCATCAACTGGCAACTACGATCCGTCAGCTGATTCGTATTGGACTGATCACAAGTGTCCCTCATGTGGTAAGGTTTGGCAAACGGATCAAAAGTGGGATCGCAAATGAATCATAACATCGGGGTAACAGGCAAAACAACTATGGGAACAGGCGCTTATTACGCTCCGTATCAGCCACTGCTGAACTTAGATAAAAACATCATGTTCTACAATAAAGCAGTTTGGAAGTTGTCATTTGCATTTTTGCCTCGTCGTTGTGCAATAAGTAATAAGCGTATATGGCTAAAGTACGGTTACGAAGGTATAGCAACCACTTATTATCGTGGAACTGCGGATACTGAGACTAGATGGCACGACAAGATAGAACACATAATTTTTCAATTAAAGAGGTAACATGGCAACTAAAGCAACACCAGCAGCTAAAAAAGTAGCTGCAAAGAAAGCGACACCAGCAAAGAAGGTCGCAACACCAAAGCCTGCGGCAAAAAAGACTACAGTAAAGGGCCTTTCGCCCAAAGAACGTGCAACAAAAATCGGAGAGCCTTATGTGGAGATCCTTAGCGTTGAGCTTGACCCAGACAATATTGGTAACGGTGCATTTGAGATTGATTGGAATGAACTCTTTCTGGCAAAGCTTATCCGCGCGGGTTACCAAGGCAAAACGGATGCTGACATTGTAGACAATTGGTTCAAGACCATTTGCCGCAACATTCTCGCAGAGGAATACGAGCAGTGGGAAGCAAACCAACCACTTGGTGATAGACCGCGGGTAGTAGAGCGCAGGGAACTCGGAGACGGCAAAGTAGAGGTGTCTTAGTGGCAAATCGAGAGAACATATATTGGAAGAGTAACATCTTCCCGTATAGCTGGTTGCCATATGGGGAAACTGTGACTTGGTCAGGCACTGACACTCTGGAGAACTTCAAGAATAATCCAGATAAAAAGTATTCAATTGAAGATGTAAGTTACAAGTACAATAAGCACGGATTTAGAACTAAAAATCTAGAAGAGTATGTGGGTAAAAAAGTCAATATCGCACTTGGTTGTAGTTTCACCGAGGGCGTAGGCTTACCCGAACATGAGGTATGGCCCAGTCTAGTAGAGCAAGCGACGGACCTCCCCATGATTAACCTAGGCCTAGGTGGCGCTGCAACTGACACTGTCGCACGAATTCTTACCAACGTGGCAGATATGTTTGATGTACAAACTGTGTATATTCTCTGGCCCCCGTATGCTAGGTTTGAATATTTTGAATGTAGCGAAGGTTTGCTAGTAATGAGTGCGGGGGAAGCTACGGTTGAGCATGTATGGAATTTAGATGAGTTTAACTCGCTCCAACGATATTACAAGAATAAATTTATAGTAGACACAGTAGCAAAACTGCACGGATTCACAGTCGTTTCGCAGTCATGGGATCAATTCGATTTGATCTTTAGGGAGCAGCCGCTAACACACGCCCGCGACGGCAAGCACCCAGGGGCACCAAGTCAAAAGATTATTGCGGATAGATTTTTATCACATTCCAAAGAAACAATTTATGTCAATGGTGAGGCATCTAGTTTAGCTTATCACCTTGGCGGAATGTCGGCTAGCTACGGATCAAACATAGCATTTCAGTTAAACTCTTTGCTTGTATGTGATGCAGCGCATGGCAAGACAAACGAAGAAATTGCAGAATCAACTCTGCAATATATCAAAGAAGTCAAACCTGCATATGTCATCATCGGATGGAATACATGGGAAGCCGAAATGTGGGAGCACAGTGGACAACGCTACATTATTGCTGGCGGCTGCGATGCAACTGATTATCCCAAACCTTTGCGTAGTAGATTCACTGAATGGAAAAATAGCTTGTACAGCGACAAAAGTATTCGGGTGTCAGAAGAAAAAAGTCACAACATTATTTGGGATCTGCACTGCACTTTAAAAGATGCGGGTATCAAACATCTATTTTTTAACACGTTGGCTCACCTTAGCACCATCAAAGACAAGCGCAATTGGGAAGGGTGTTATATAGAACCATATAATGCTAATTACACCATTCATAAATGGTGCACCAATAATGTGAAGGAAAAATCAATCACGTATGCACTTAGCTTAGAAGATCATGACGCCTGGGCCGATTTCCTTCTACCAAAATTAAATGAGCTATAAGTATTTCACTGTTGATATGCCTCGCCAAAAAGTGGCAGACATCTTGAGCGTTGCCATTTCCCCACAACGGTTCTACCATCATGATCGCCAAGGTGGTATAGATTGGCGGGTCGATACCATTCTAAGTGCCAACGGCCAAACCAAAATCACACTTCACGACGATGTAGATGATTCGGTGATATCGTACTTGTTGCTTAAACAATAATATGCTATACTGGTAACATGAAATATCTTGAAATTGACCTTGCAAACACGTTCTTTCGGGCACGTCATGCCGCACACCGTGGCTCTACCATCGAAGAACGAGTTGCCTTTTCAATCCATGTCACTTTGGCATCCATTGCTAAATGCTGGCGAGATCAAAAGGCAAATCACGTTGTAATCTGTTTGGAAGGCCGAAGCTGGCGCAAATCATTCTACGCACCATACAAGCGTAACCGTTCAGAGGCACGAGCTGCATCTACTGAGAAAGAGCAAGAAGAAGACAAACTGTTCTTTGCTGCATTTGAAGAGCTGCAAAACTTCTTCCTAAACAAATCAAACTGTACCGTGTTACAGCACCCTAATTTGGAAGCTGACGATCTTATTGGTGGCTTTATTCAACTGCATCCAGATGACGAGCACGTTATCATTTCGTCTGACACTGACTATTACCAATTGCTTGCAGAAAACGTGTCACAATACAACGGCATCTCCGACGAGCTGCACACAATCAAAGGCATCCTAGATAGAAAAGGCAAATATGTCATCGACAAAAAGACAAAACTTCCCAAGACAATTCCCGATCCGAGTTGGATTCTGTTTGAAAAGTGTATCCGTGGGGACTCAACAGACAACGTATTCTCTGCGTATCCGGGGGTTAGAACAAAGGGTACGAAAAATAAAACCGGACTCCAAGAGGCATATGACGACCGTACTAAAAAAGGCTTTGCGTGGAACAACCTTATGCTACAGCGTTGGGTCGACCCAGATCAGAAAGAACATCTGGTTATGGACGACTACAACCGCAATGTGACACTGATTGATTTGACTGCCCAGCCTGACGATGTTAAAGTACAGATAGTAGAGACAATCACTGAGAAGAGCAAGCCAAGAGCTGTGCCACAAATCGGTCTCTTGTTTATGAAGTTTTGCGGTAAGCATGAGCTTAACCGTTTAGCAGACAACCCAGACAACTGTGTCAACTTTTTAGCAGCGAGCTATCCAGAATGATTTCATTTCATATTCGTCTTGCCAATCCTTGGCACAAGGATGACTTCCTACATTTTTGGGAAAAGACTTGGTTAATATCCAAGCACAAGGTCATTGAGTTGGAAGCAACAAAGTATTCGTACAATCTATTAGAAGTACAGTTCGATCTTAAGTTTAGAACTGACCACGCTGGATTGAATATTGTTATTGGATTGTTCGGGTACAGTGCTCACTTTGGGCTGAACGATACAAGACATTGGAACTACACTACAAACGCATGGGAAATATACGAATGACTAAGAAACTATTTTTGGTAGAGACGATTACAACTTTCCGTCACAAGTATGTGATCGAAGCTGATGCATTGGAACACGCATACGATGAAGTAACAATGCAGCACTCAGGCAACCCTGCTGACGATTTCCCTGAAGTCACTCAACGATTTCTAGGAGAGCAAATCATCGACGGTCGCAAGATTACTAAAGCAGAGTTTGACAAACTACTCGTCACGCTCGCAAACGACAAAGACGAACTATCATCAACGTGGTTAGGTGATGAACTTATCCGCAAAATCAACTACAAGGAATCAACATGATCTCAATTAAACAATGGATGGAACTGGCTAACTTCCGTATTACTGAAGGTAGCGACTACTGCTGGTCGTGTTTCGGGCCTAATGCATACAGCTTAGATGCATGGGATGGCGACAACGAGAACGGATGGTCGCTGTGCATCGTATTTGACAATAAGACACAAGCTGTCT